ATGAAATCGGTATTACTCGGCATTACGCTGCTGGCAACCGCGACCGGCGCGCTGGCGGCAGACAAACTGGTGAACATCACCAAACTGGAATACGGCAAACAGTGGGCGTTCACCAAGGAAGAAGTGACGCTGCAGTGCCGCAGCGGCGGCGCGCTGTTCGTGCTCAACAACAGCACTCTGATGCAATACCCGCTCAACGACGCAGCGGAGCAGCAGGTGAAGAAGGGCCATCAGCGCGCGCAACCGCTGGAGGTGCTCCTGCTGGACGACCCTGCCGAACCGGGGAAAAAAATGAGCCTGGCGCCGTTCATTGAACGCGCCGAGAAGCTGTGCGCTGACTAACCGCTTGTTTGCCAACGCCTTGCCCAGCGCGCGCGGATTGATGCGCCTTTGCCGCATAGTTATTTCGTCACGAAACTATCACGCGGCCGCCGGGCGGCTGGCAAAACTGGCGCGGTAGGCTACTCTTAAAGTGCACGGCTGAACAAGCCCTGCATTAAATGCCAACTTTTAGCGCACGGCTCTCTCCCAAGAGCCATTTCCCTAGACCGAATATAGGAATCGTATTCGGTCTTTTTTTAAGTTATTGATTTTATTGATTTATTTCGAAGAAGCTCGAATTTACTCGAAATTTACTCGAATTTTGATATTCGGTCTTTTACAGCATTACGTACTCTTTCCCCCTCGTATTGAGATATTTCAACGTCATCGTTTCTGATGAATGCCCCAGCAGTTTTTGCGCAAAATCTTTCCCTCTTTCCTTCTCATACAGCCTGCCAGCCAAACTTCTGATCTCGTGAAATGTCGGCGGATTTTCCTCGAACGACAAACCTGAAGCCTTCCGCGCCGCAACAAATTTTTTCGTTAGTCCATCCGGATGCAGCGAGCCATCTGGGCTATTTTTGCGGATGCCGGCGCTGATCATAAAGTCTGTAGTGCTGACCAACCTGCAACGATCGATCACTGTCCCGAGCCGGAGGCCTACGATTTTCAGCTCCAGATCGAGGGGGAGGGAAATCATGGCGCCAGTTTTCCCTTGCTCGACAAGCAATCGGCCGTCTACGACATGACTAAAACGCATCTGTGTCAGATCTTCGCGGCGCTGGCCAGAAACCAAAGCCAGATCCATCGCCAAGCCGAACCAGGGCGGCATTGGGTCTGCTGCGCCACGAATAGGCCCGTATTGCGTCAGTTCCAGGCGTTCGCGCTTCACCACGACTTTTGCGGCGCGGGTAGGCGTCACGGGATTGTTTTCGATATGGCCTTCAACGATTGCTTCGCGGAATATATCGGACAGCACCGATCGCATAGTGGCGGCCATTGTTTTTTTGTCCTGGGCGATCCAGAACTCCAGGAACTCTGCGACGTGTCGAGTCGTGATTTTTGACAGCACCATGCCGCCCAAGCGCTCGCGGATAATGGCAAGTTGCCCGGTTCGTACCTTGTAAGTGTTTTCGGCAAGCTGGCGGCGTTTGAATATTACCTCGTACCGTTCGATCCAAGAATTCAGTGTGTACTCATGGCTGCCTTTGATTTTCTCCAGTAACAGGACCGGTGAGTAGTTCTGTTCGATGTAGTGGTTAGCTTCGATCGCCTGCGCAATGGCGTCACGGCGCGTAATCTGCCCCAGGGATATCTCCCTCTTAGTGACCGGGTTGCGCCAATAGAAGGATTTGCCCTTGCTGCGAAACGTGAGGTTCTTTGGCAAACGCATGTCATAACCCTCCCTTCGCCGTGTCATTGATCACCTTCTCCATAAACGCAGCTCGAGCTGGCTCGATGCTTCGCGCTTCTTTTATTTTTCTACCCAAATTGAGATCTTTGGGATTGATGTAAATAGTCCCTGGTGTCAGCCGATATTCGCGGCCTTCTTTTTCCGCTGCCGGGTAAAAATTTCCGTTCCTGGCCCAACGCTGTAAGGTTTGCCGAGACGGTTTTTTACCTGGGTAAATCTCGTTGCACCATTCTTCTAAAGTCAGTTTTTGAGTCATTGGTTATGCTCCTGCGCACAACCGGCCACGATCTTACTCGTGGCCCGCGTTGTGTTTTGATTTTCGAAAATCATTTCTCAGTGCTGTAAACGCCGTCGCAGTACAGAACGGCGCGCGGGCGGCGCAATTGGATTGCTTCCCTCATTCGCTCGCACTGGTCGAAGCTCGAGTAAATTCGCTCAGATACCGGCAGGGCATCGCAGGCATCGTGGCCACACGGGCTGACCAACAGGAGGAAGCCGATAAGTGTCAGCATGCCGCCTCCTGCGCCGGCGACAGGTCATCGATCGCCTGCTGATAGCGCTGAACCTCATCAGCGCTTAGGAACCGCGCGGAACGATGCAGAAGGGCGCCCAGGCCTGCCCGTTCCTGGCCCGTGGTGCCGCCGTTCTTGCCAGCCGCATCGATCGACGCACCCAGGGCGGCAATCGCGTTCAGACGGTGGTGCTGCTTCACGATTTTGTTTTTCAGCTCGGTGTACAGGGTGATCCCCAGCTGCGATTTCAGTTCTTCAACCGATGCACGAAGGTCCGTCGCCTGTGCGGTGGTGGTGATCTTGGCGATGCTGCCGCGAATATCCTCAGCTATCTTTTCAGGCTCTGAATTTTCAGTAACTGGCGCCGGCGCCTTATCAGTCGCCTCGATCAGCTGGCCGGTGCTTACGCGGGTGTCCGGCGTGACGTCTTTCTCTTTATGCCAAACCATCTCTTGCCCGCGCTCGAGCATTTCCATGATCTCGGAGTTATTCGGCAGCCGCCGGCCAAGACGGTGCATGACGGATTTGCGAGACATTGACTCGTACCAGTTAACCCACGGCCCGCTGTCACTGTTCCTGCTTGCGGCGCGGACTTTTTCGATATCCTCGATATTCATCACTTCAAACTGCAGCTCGCCGGTGCGCATCTTCGCGTAGGCGAACGCACCAATCATCTCGCCACGGTCGAGCATGTTAGGTTCATAGAAAATGTGTTCGCCGTTCTCGTCCATCCAGACGCGGAATTTATCGTTTTTGTACAATACGCGGGTGGCGATGATGGATACCTCGCCAGACTGGCGTACCCGCTTCATTACGCCATCGATCATTGGCAGGTACTGTGCGCGGCGGACCCGCTGACCATTTGGGAGCTTGGTTTTGTAAACGACGAGCGCAGCTTCGCGTCCGTCTGGAATAAGTCCGTCTTTTGCACAAGACGAAAGGGCGTTGATAACGCTCTGGCGGTCGGCATCGAACAGATCTGGATTCGTTGATAACGCCACTGCCGCGGCGTTGGTGAATTTTTCAAAGCTGACGTGGCTCGGCAAAATCGCTTTTGCCGGTGCCAGCTGTTCCGCCAGGTCTTTCTGGATTAGTGCGAGTTGGTTGCTCATTGGTATGCTCCTTAGGCTATGCGCAGCGCTTCCATGCGGCGCTGGTCAAAGTCGTTAATGTCGTCCACGATTTCTTCTGTGATCGGTTCTGGCCATACGTCGGTATCCTGTGCCTGTTTGATATCCCGCAGGGTTTTGCGGTACTCAAGGCGGCCGAGTTCGAGCAGGTCAGCGGAGGCCTCAACGGTGGCGATCCAGTGGTAGTGCTCATCTTTGTTGACGAAGATCCAGAAAAACTGATCCAGCGCCGCAACATCGCAATACATGCCCGCGCTCAGGTGGTAATCGCGCTCGATGATTTCACGGTGCAAGCGGGCGCGCAGGGCGCTTTGCTTGACATTACCCATGCTGACGGTTTTCAGGTCGTAGCCGATACGCAGGCCTACGGCCTCAATCTCAAGATCGGGACGTACGCGCAGTTCGAGGCCGGTTTCTTCATCGATACCGAAATAGCTGACCTCGACCGCGCGTTGTGGGTTCTGCAGCAACTGCCCGACCGATGGGTGGGTGAACAGGGCGCGCTGAATTGCCTTGGCGTGTTTCATCTGCGCCTGCGTGATCGTCTGGCGCTGGTCGTTGTTATTTTTCCATGCGCTGATCACCTCGTCGGCGAATACCGCCGTTGGCAAAATCGTTTTGATACGCGCGGCCATATCCTCTTTGCTGCCGCTGACCGGCAACGGCGCCGGAATCGCGCGCTCTTTCTCGACAAACTCCGGATCGATGGTCGCCAACTGTTCCAGCAGTGCGTCGCGGCCGCCGGTGGTTTTCAACGGCGCCGGCAGGGTGGCGTTGTACTCTTTGATGCAGGCTTTCATCGCCGTGGCGGTGATTTTTGCCTCCTCTGGGATGCTCTGAAATTCCGGCGGCAGCAGCATGTAGAACTGGCCGATTTCGTCAGCGTTTCCGCCTAGCGCATACGGCGCCGGCAGGGTGGCGTTATGCTTCTCGATCACGGCGCGCAGCGTATCGGCGTCGGTCTGTTTCGGCAGGGTGGCGTTGTGCTGTTCGATAAATGCGCGCATCGATGCTGTATCTGTGAATGCCCCCTCGGGGATCACAGGCTCAACGCTGAATTCCTCGTCCAGCTTTTCAGGTTCTAGCGCCAGCGCGTGAACCAACGAGCCGAACGTCATCGGATCGGTGCGCTCGCGCTGGATAGTTTTGATAACGTGGCGGCCGTGGTAATACATCAGGCTGATCCGCGCGTCCTTTGCCATCGTGCTGCTGATGCCGTTGGCGCTGTGGTAGACCTCGTTCGGAATATCCAGATAGCGCCCTGGCTCGAAGTATGCCGGGGCTGCCGGTTCTTCCCGGCGCGGTGCGTCGACGACTGCCGAGGCAGCCTCGTTCTGTACTTCGACTGGCGCCGCGGTATCAACGTTCTCACCTGACACTCCGGCCGTTTCCGTTGACGAATCCAGGAACTCGCGAACATCGTCGCCGGTCGTGGCGTCTACCTTGGCCAGCGGTGACGCGTCAAACAACTCGGAAACGTCAAATCGACCGCCACCCATGCTGCGGAGTTCGCCGGGTTGCTGCTGCGCGACTTCCGTTTTTACGCCCTCATTTGAGGCGTCAACCCGCTCGGGGGCTGGATTTTGCTGCTGCAGCGCGCCGCTGGCGCTTGCGTCGGTGGCTGCGACCATTTCCTGATATTTTCTCTCTGATTCCCGGCGCGCTTCCTGCAGATAGAACTCCACGCGAGAATCGATATAAGCAACGCGCGGATCCTTTTTATCCTGCCAATTTTCCAGAACGTCGCAGGTGAGGTGATAAACATCATCGGCAACCAGCTGGTTGAATGGATCGCACGTTTCAATCTCTTTGGCCAGCAGCCGCGCGATGTAGCTGTGTGATATGCCTTCACCGACGGCTGCGGTCAATTCTGCAACGTCGCTTTCATCCATAACACCAGTCGTTCCCGCCAGCGCCGCACGTATTTCAGCCCGCAGCCATGCGCAGCGTTCTGTCTCGAACTCTGCGACCACTTCATCTTTTTCACCCGCATTTGAGGCCGCTTGTTGCGCTTCGGCGCCAGTTTGTTGCACGGTCTCTGTGTTTTGTTGCGCCGGTTTAGCGTCGACCTCGATCAGATTGGCGTTGATATAGCTGCGCAGCGCACCGGGGGTAACGTGCAGGTTTTCTTCGGCCCCGCGAATTAGTGCAACAATCGCCTGTCGGGAGAACTGCAAAACGCCTGGCGTGGCGCTGAGTTGCTCATTCCAGGCTTTCAGCGCCGCATCGTTGCGCTTTTTCATCTCAGTGACCGCGCGGATAATGGCGCCGGGCGGGTTGGAAATGTCGAAATCAGACGGATACAGCGCGCAGCCGATTACGGTTTCCAGCATCTGCAGGGAGTCGATCGGCGTGCCGGTTGCCGGCTCGGCGCCGTTTGTGAGGATCGCTCCGGATTCGGTGCGCAATGGCCCCTCAGGCGCGGTTTCGGCTGGTTTGGTGCCGCCAGCCGCTGAGGTTTGCCACTTCGAGATAACGCCCGCGCGCTGTTCTACCGTAGCGTCGAGGTATTCGGTGGCGAATTGGCACAGCTTTCCCAGCTCCGGCACTTTGCCGAACGGTGGCCAGATGGCTTTCATGCCCGAGATCGCGGTGATCGGCATTTCCGGGTAAAGGGTTGCGTATTGCTTGAGGCTGGTCAGCGCCAGAATGACGTTTTGCGGGTAGCGCTGCGCATCGTCCATCACGAGCGCCTTGGCCGCGGCTAATTGCTCATCGTTCAGCTTCAGGCAGTTATTGCCGTACAGCCACGCCGCGGCGATTACGGTGTGCTTGTCGAGGCTCGACGCGAAGTATTCACCTGCAGGTTTCTGCTGCTCCTGCACCACCTGCGTTTTTTCGGTGCTCCTGCCGTTTTCTGCTGCTCCTGCACCACCTGCAGGTTTTGTCATGTAGGGGTACAGTTTCGGGAATGCCACGGATGGATCGAGCGTGTCGCGCGGCACACAGGTTTTGCTGGCGTCGCTGTCCAGCGCCCAGGTAAGCCAGAATGTTTCGCTGAATTCGCCCTCTGCGGGCAGCTCGTCAACGACTGGAAAATCGATGCGCACCGGCGCGAAGTAGTCGGCCTTTGAGTGTCCAGCTTCCATGAAGAGAAAATCACGCTTTGTCTCCGCGTGATCGTCAGACTTCGCCTCAAAGTACGTAAAAAGATGGTTTTTCCCAGATTTCTGTTTTGCCCTGTAAAGATAGGCTGCAACATTTTGCATTGTGAAGTTCTCCTAGGTTTAGGTACAATGCCAGCCGATCAGTGATCTGCCTCGGTTGGTCATTGGTTATGCTCCGGTTATTGGGGGTGGTTCCCCGGTAACCCGTCACCGGGACGTAAAGCCGGTAGACTGGCCCGCCTTGTGCGGGCCTTTTTACTTTCTAATCGCAATAACTGCGGTTGCAGTGTGGGCAGTAAATAACATGAGTGTTTTTTGCTTCGTCGAGCGAAATACCAGTTTCATACCCACGCAATCCGTGTTGCTGGTAAATATCTTTTTTGCAGCGAAAACAGATCCCATCGTTTGGCGCGAAATGTGGAACGTGTTTATTGTTGCAATATTCCACCTGTGCCTTTCGTGCCGCGATAGGGGAAAATAACTTTTCCATAAATAACCTCTCGTGGTGATTGATATTGAAATGCGCCCTGCGAGTTGACGCCCCGGAAGGGAAACGCTTGACGCATTTCAATATTCTAAAAAGCCCCGCCGCGACGGCGGGGAAGACTACACACAGCAATTAATGAATCGATACCACGTTGATTCTTATAGAGCTGGCTGACTCTTTAGGCGTGATGAGGTGCACCTCAACCCCAAGCGCGATGCGCTCGAAGCGGCGGACAACAGCTTCAATCGCGCAAACTTCGCAATGTTCGTAGCCAATGTCTTTGCCATTATGGGTGATAGCGAAAGGGCGTTGATTCTGGTGCTCGTTTTCCGGGAGTGCGATATATCCAGCGACTTCACCATTTGAAAACACTTTTGCCACGTTATTGCTGACCTGCGCCAATTTGAAAATAATAGTCTTGCTCATTGGTATGCTCCGTTTTTAGGTAATGGGATCCCGCGACTGATTAATTCAGCCGATAGGGTGTTACTAGTTTAAATATCAGTGCGTGCCAGCTGGCTCGAATTCCGGCGGGATACGCAGGGATTCAAAAGGGCGCTTGATGGCCCGGAGGTTGCCGACCGGTTCGAACCGGTAGCGGCCGCGGATGTAATCGAATGATCCTACCCACGGCGCGCCGGTGCGCGTGTTGCGGAGGCTAACGGCCTTACCGCTGTTTGGGACGATCTTGCTCATTGCCATGCCCCCTTAAAAATCAGTGTTGCTACGATGACTCCCGCCCAGAACAGGCTGCGGGCGCCGAAAACAATCAAAAACCAGAAACCTCTGTCGCTCATGATTGCCTCTGTGGCGCCCCGTAGGGCGCGGTAGGTGTTAGTGTCTACGCCAGGCACCAGAGCAAATGAAATCAGTGAAATGCTGCTGGTTTACGATGGTTTCCCCCGTGGTCAGCATTTCGGGATGTGCCGCTCGATAATCAACTTTCCGGTCAGCGATAAATGAAACCATGTCAGCGCCACGACGATTCACGTTAAAGTTGCCTGTATGAACCAGCATTGCTGCGAAACGCTGCTGAACGTTGTACACAAAAGCCGTGTCGTATGCGTCTTTGCTGAATTTTTCGTTATTCATCGTGTAATTCCTGCCTCGGTTGGTCATTGGTTATGCTCGCCGTCTTTCCGGCTGTCAGAACGTCGTACCTGCTGCGCGCTTGTCTCGATGACTTTTGCTGCGTTGTGTTTAGATTAAACCCTATTCGTGTTTTAGTGTCAACACGTAATGTGTTTGGTGTATTTGAGAGAGAGCATTTTTTTGGGGATTGAGGGCGTGGCGTGAAAAAAATGGGCGTAAAAAAACCGGCTCAATGGCCGGTTATAGGGAACTGGGTGGGGCAGTGCTGACGTTACTCGGTGATAGGTTTATATCTACCGCGCAAGTATTTCTCTACATAATCATCAAGTTCTTTCAGGCGTAATTGGAAGAGATCGATCATCCGCTCTTGCTCTGCTTCTGGCAGCTGATTGAAGAGATCCAGCATCTTTTTCTGGTTTTCATTCATCCAGTTTTCAGGGGAATCTTCATCTCCAAAAACCAGCTCTGCAGGGCGTAGGCCCAATACCCGAGAGAGTGTTATCGCATCATCGATCCCTATGTTACGGGAGCCTGATTCATAGTTTCCAATACGCGATTGCGCCCACCCGCACCATTCGGCGAGTGTCTTTTGGGAAATTCCCCTTTTCTCCCTGGCCAGCTTTAGGCGGGCTGCGATCTTCTCATTCGTATTCATGAAACCTTTTTACCACGCTCCGTGTTATTTCTCAAAACCCGCATAGTGTTGACATTGAAACACGTTTTGTGTTTAATTTGCTTCAGCAACACATAACATGAGGTGAAAATGAACAACATTGCAAAAGAGAGGATTGCTCTTGGCTTAACGCAGGAGCAGTTAGCAACGATCTTCGGATGGCGGCAGTCTCGTATTTCGAATTATGAAAATGGAACCCGCCGGCCCGGTCTCCCAGAATGCCGCTTGATCGTTGAGACGCTTAACAAACTCGGCCGTGATTGCACTTTAGACAGCTTATTTCCTCCACAAGAAGAGGCTGGAAAAACCGAAGCATAACAGTGTCATTTTCCTTTCATGAGAGTAGCACTGATGCCGCTTAAGGACTGATTTATGGAAATCAAACACGAGCAGATCCGCGAAGCGCTGCGCGGTTGGGCCATCGAAACAACCCAGCGCACGGTAGCCGCTGAGATCACCCGCGCTTATTTTGACCTGCAGTTACAGGCGCCACTGCTGGCGCAGATCGAACGTGCCGACGGCAGCGTTGACGATGCAGCATGGCATAACAACAAACAGCAGATATTTCGCTGGCTCGACGGCGATAGTGTGGCCGCGCGCAGCAAGATTCAACAGCTGCAACCGGCGATCCTCGCCGCGCTGCCAGCAGAGTTACGCGCCCGGCTGATTGCCGGAAACAGCATTGAATATCTGGCAATCCGCGCGCTGAAAGAACACCAAGGGGCGATCGCCGCGGCGCTGCTGAACGCGTTGCCGACCGACTTTGAACGGGAGTGCGAAAAAGCTGAGCGAAGCCTCAACGAGTTGCGGCGCGCATATTCAACCCTGCATTAACCGGAGCATAAACCAATGGCCAATTTTTCAAGAGCACAGATCGAAACACAGATCCGCGCCCAACTGGTGCGCGAGGGAATTCCCGACGACGTGGCGCGCTCGGCTGCCGGCCGTGGCGCCGATCATTACCTGTCCAGCCCGAACGCAACGATCGCCAGCAGTATCGCTATCGCAAAGACGTACGCAAAGCCGTTAAAGCGGGTAAAGGGCAAGCCGGAGCGCCCGCATGTACCTGGGCGCCGTATGGGACGTCGTTGATTATGCTTTGGGATAAATTCTTCCGCTGCTATGTCGGTGATTGCGTGGATCTCATGCGCGAAATGCCTGAAAAGGTATTCCATACCTGCGTAACAAGCCCGCCATATTACGCGCTCAGAGACTACGGCGTCGAAGGCCAGATCGGCCTGGAGCCGACGCCGGCGGAGTTTATCCAACGATTGGTTGAAGTCTTCCGTGCAGTGCGTCGCGTACTCCGTGATGACGGAACGATCTGGGTAAATATCGGCGATAGTTACGCGGCGAGATTCAGTGGCAATAACGGATATTCAGACGGAAGAACCAATCGGCAAGAGCGGCGCGCGGCAGGAGTGCCAGCAGGGGTTAAGCCGAAAGATATGCTCGGCATGCCGTGGCGTCTCGCCTTCGCGCTTCAGGACGATGGTTGGTATCTGCGCCAAGACATCGTTTGGCACAAGACTAACCCGATGCCGGAGAGCGTACGTGATCGCTGCACAAAGGCTCACGAGTACGTTTTCTTGCTGAGTAAGAGGCCAAAGTATTACTTCGACCATGAAGCCATCAAGGAGCCGGCAACGGGGAACTCGCATCCACGCGGGAAAGGTGTCACGCCTAAAAGCCAAGCCAACGCATTCGGAAATCGCAACAACGCATCGTTCTCGGCGGCCGTCTCTGGGTTGGTAGAGCTCCGCAATCGCCGGACGGTGTGGTCGGTGCCAACGCGACCATTCAAAGGCGCCCATTTTGCAACGTTCCCGCCGGCGCTGATTGAGCCGTGCATTTTGGCAGGTTGTCCGGCCGGTGGTGCTGTTATCGATCCGTTCGGCGGTAGTGGCACTACTGCGGGCGTTGCTGCGGCATACGGCCGTAAGGCGGTGCTGTGCGAGCTGAATCCTGAATATGCGGCTTTGGTGCCGGGCAGGGTTAGCGACATAGCGAATTCAATCACCGAAAAACGAAATACCAGGAACAGCTAATGGCTCGAATTCGTACAGTTAAGCCTGAATTTTGGACGGATGAGAAGGTGGTGGAGTGCTCCATTGCAGCCCGATTGCTGTTTATTGGCTTATTCAATTTTGCCAACGACAAGGGGTGTCTTGAGCGTTCGCCGCGCCGAATCAAAATGCAGGTTTTCCCCGCGGACTCGATGGATTGTGAACCGCTACTCCAAGAGCTTATCACTCATGGACTACTCACTGAGTACTCAGTGAATGATGTGCAGTATTTGCACATTTCAGGATTTTTAAAGCACCAAAAAATAAACCGGCCGAGCCAGACAAACATACCTGTGCCACCTGGTTTCAATGACAATTCAGTGAGTACTGGTAATCAACGCGGGAACAACTCACTGAACGCTCATGGAGTACTCAGTGAGGACTCAATGAGCAATCACGGAGGACTCACTGACGGAAAGGAAGGGAAGGGAAAGGATCTAAAAGATAAAACCCCACACATAAAACGCGCGGGCGCGATTGCTTCGCCGACGGGGGAATCGGCGGCCCCGGAATTCGTGGATGAATCCTGGCCTGATGATCCTGCCGTGAAAATCCCAATGACTGCCGACTGGCAACCGTCGTCAGATTTCCGCCAGCGCGCTGCGCTCTGGAATGTACACCTGCCGGCCACCGGGTGGGAGCAGCACGAACTGGCATCGTTCCGAGATTATTGGACAGCGGAAGGCAAGGTATTCCACCAGGTGCAGTGGGAACAAAAGTTCGCGCGGCATCTGGCCAGCCAGCCTTCGCTAAATCGAAAAGCAAACGCAACGGGAGGTAACCATGCGGAATTCAGATACAACCCGGGTGATCAGCGCTCGTACTACGAGCAGTTCACCGAATGGGAGCGGCAGTCCGGGGGGCAGTCCGCCGCCGCAGGAGTGGGCGCTCTGGGAGCTGATGACCAAAATCTACGGCCAGCGGTGGATTGCCAAGAATGGCAATCGTCCATCGGACCTATGGACGGCGCAGGTCAATTCGATGACGAGTGAGCAACTCACCCGCGTTTGCAGTGCCTTCGCGGACAAGTGCAGGGCCGGCAGCCACTGGCCACCCGATCTTGCCGAGTTTGTTGCGGTGACCGCCGAATGCAGCGGTGGGGCGTTCGGGCTGACGGTCGACGATGTTCTCGCCGAGAACAAGCGCTGGCGCAATGAGTTCTACCGCTATAGCTGCGCAGAAACGTTCGAGTGGCGCCATCCGGTGCTTTACCACATCTGCATCGCACTCAAGCGCATTGGCATCGAGCGAAAACTCACCGAGCGAGAACTGCGTGCGCAGGCCGCGAAAGAGCTGGATCGCTGGGAAAAACGGGTTGCAGGTGGATTGCCTATCCCGCCGATCCGTCGAAAGCTGGAGTCGCCTAAGGCTCCCCCAGGGCCAACGCCGGCAGAACTGCTTTATGCGGAGTATAAACGCAAAAAGGGGATTGTTTAACACTATGAAAAATCGAGTAAAACCGGAGCATAAACCAATGACCAACAGAGTAACCGCAAAGCAGCTGGTGGCTATCTGCCTCGGCAAAGAAATGAGCACCACTGAAATCTGGGAGGCGGTCAAGGCCGCGCACCCGGCAAACACGATGACGCGGCAGGAGCCGGCGCTCAGGCTGCGGTCGATGATCAGATCGCCGGACGTAAAAATCATTAAGCGCGGACGAGGGGCGACGGCACGCTATAAGCTGATCAGCGCTACCGACAGATTCATAGAACGGGCCGAGGTGAATTACCACGCGAGCACTGGCAACGGTATACAGGATAAAACCTTGTGGCATTTCAATTCACTTGAATTGCGGTTCTGCCACATCCACAAAATGTTTGATCAGGCTTTGGCTGGCGTGCGTGGGGAGTATGTAGCATGAAAGATATTCTGACCTATGAAGCGCCGAAGGCTGATAGTGATGCGCTGGTTGTGGAAAGCCTTGGGTTGCGCCATATCGCAGAGCGCATTGTCAACAACCTGTATGCCGCCGGATATGAACCAGAGGAAAACTCAATTCACCCGTGGAAGTGCCTAATTTTCGATGCTGAAAAAGCATTGGAAACCCCGGTCACTTCCGCAGCACTTTCCACTATCCGGGATAAGTACCGCGCTGAAGGTATCAACTTTGCGGCTAATCGGTTATTGGCGGCATTTGAACATGGTTTCATCGATAAGCCAGCAGGTGAAGTGGCAGACGTAGCAAAAATGATTTTGTCGGCTGTAACTGAGTTACCAGATGCGCCTGAAGAGGATTTCACCCGTGATTACAGCGATGAAGTTATCGCGCTGATTCGCGCTGAGCTTTCGGAGGCCAAATGAAAGAGCGCCCAGTGATTTTCAACTCAGAAATGGTTCGCGCCATTCTCGACGGCCGCAAGACCCAGACGCGGCGGGTTATGGCTGTGCAGCCAGAATCCAATCAGTTGGGCCTGCTGCGCATTACCGATTCCACAAAACGCAGCGACATTGGCAAATACCATTGGGCAGAATCAAATGCGACCGGCACGCATCAACGTTCAGCGCTTTTCTCATGCCCATTCGGCCAGGTAGGCGATCGGCTGTGGGTCAGAGAGGCATATCAAGGCCCGTTGTTCAACTTCGACCAGATGGAGACTTATCTCGAAGACACCTCCAAATTTGAACGCCCGGAATTCTGCGAGTACCGCGCTGATGGTGGTAAGACGCCGGAATATTACGACGCTGACGATAACCTGCGCTTTGGCTGGAAGCCATCAATCCATATGCCACGCTGGGCCTCCCGCATCACGCTGGAAATCACTGGTGTTAGCGTGGAGAGGTTGCAGGATATCAGTGAGGAGGATGCGATAGCCGAGGGCGGCACCAAGCATTTCAACATTGATTGGTTCGGGCCGCTGTGGGCATCCATCTACGGCGTTGATAGTTGGAACGCTAACCCTTGGGTGTGGGTTATCGCGTTTCATCGTGTGGAGGTGAAATCGTGAAAAATAGCATTCAGGACCTGGTCAATCACCAGTTTGCCATGCTTGAAACAATCAACGACCCCGGTCTGACGGGAGAACGCCTGAAAGAGGAGCTCGAGCGTGCTGAAGCTGTTGTCGATCTATCGCAAGCACTGGTTTCCACGTATCGGGTGGTGATCGATGCTCAACGCAATATGAACGGTGGGACGTTGCATACTCTTCCGACTATTTTGGGGGTCACTGATGAGTCGTAAACTCTTCACCGATGAACAACTTCTTTTTCTGAAAAATAACGCTGAAGGCATGACAAGCCATGAGCTTACCGCCGCATATAATTTGCAATTTGGTGAAAATAGGTCACGCCACACAATTCGCTCAACTCTGTCGCATAACGGGTGGATTGGCAAATTAAGACCAGCAGGGGAGTATACGGATGCTCAGCTCAGCTATCTGTATGCGAATCGAGATAAACCCTATACGCAGCTGGTGGAGTCCTTCAATCACCGTTTTGGCGATAATAGAACTGCTAACGGAATAAAGAACGCTCTGGAGCGACGCGGCTGGCGTTTTAACCATGCTGGTGGAAAATCGCCTAAGAAAAATAAGGCGCAGGTGATCGTGGTTGCGGGAAAACACGTCCGCCTTGATGTGTATGTGTGGGAATGCGTGAAGGGGCCAATCCCTCCGGGGTATGGAGTAATCCACCTCGACAACGATATGCGCAATAACGCGATCAGCAATTTGGCTATTGCTCCTCTGGTTGTTCGCTCGATGTTTGTGAAAGCCGGCTTTGACAGCGTGCCAGCTGCGTTCTCGCCGGCGCTTTATGCATCGTTGATCTTAAAAACGGCGGTAAAAACCCGGAGACGGAGGGTTTACTGAATATCCTTACACGCAACCCACTAAAATTTAAAGAGATTGGTTGATTATCGACCTGTAGCACACAAAAGCCCCGATAGGGGCTTTTCTTTTCTTGCAAACTCAAATTATTCTAACCATAATTATACTGTATAAATAACCAGTATTACGGAGGCGCATGATGAAAGTTGAATTAGTAATCCAGAAAAACAAAGAGTTACCGGCAGGCGCAGTTGCGGCGATTGAACAGGAGTTTCAGAAACGACTGCTGAAATCGTACCCCGATTGCCGCGTCGCCGTGCGGCTCGGCGCCCAGGATAATCTGTCGGTGCTCGGGGCTGAAAAAGGCGCAAAAGAACGAATAGAGAACATCCTTCAGGAGACCTGGGAAAGCGCGGACGACTGGTTTTATTGATGGCACTCTTTGCCGACAAATCACACAGCAAAGGAGGTTGAGGTGACCGGATTACAAGACACGCCCCCAGGAGGGTACAAAGTCGTGCGCTGCATGGATGATGCGGTGGTTGCCAGATTCAAAAATTTCCCCGTCTGCGAGCGGGCGTTGATGTACCGACGGGGCGATCAGCTCTCCTTCATGCCGCTACAACCAGAAGACATCGTCGGCACGCCAAAGCTGATAACGCAAATTTTAGAGCGGGCCGGTCTTCGCAAGATAAATTCTGATAGACTCACTTAACGGGCCTGAACACCCCGTGCCTGCTGCGCCACAGGAGAGAACATGGCGCAGTTACAACTCATCAAGCAATCACCAGGAATACTGATCCCGGCCACGCCGGAGACCAGCGAATTTCTGCAATCGAAATGCAAGCTCGGCGCCGTGCTGGTGGCCGATTTCAAACAGGTGCGCAACCCGGCGTTTCACCGTCGGTTTTTCGCGCTTCTCAATCTGGGGTTCGAATACTGGGAACCCACCGGCGGCGCTATCTCCACGAACGAGCGCAAACTGGTTACCGGCTACGCCAGATTCCTGGCTACGTTCGGCGGCAATGAGCCGGCGCTTCTGAATGCGGCAGAGCAGTATCTCGAGCGCATCGCTGATCGGCGTGCCGGCAGCATCAGCGCGTGCAAATCCTTTGACGCCTATCGCGCGTGGGTGACGGTCGAGGCTGGCCACTATGACGCGATCCAACTCCCCGACGGCACTCTACGCAAACATCCCCGCAGCATCGCGTTCGCCAACATGGACGAAACAGAGTTCCATCAGCTGTATCAGGCCGCACTCGATGTTTTATGGCGCTGGATCCTGCACAAGCCGTTTCGCTCCCATGAGGAGGCCGAGAACGCCGCGGCGCAGCTGATGAATTTTGCGGGGTGAGACGATGAAAATTTACCGCAGCAAAAAATGGTTGGCGGCCGTCGGGCAAATCGAACAATGCGTGTTGTGTGGAAACTGGGGAACCCAGGTCGCGCACCGGAACGAGGGGAAGGGTATGGGGCTGAAAACTGACGACTGCGCCACCGCAGCGCTCTGCGTTTGTTGCCACACTGCGATCGATAACGGCAAAGATCTATCACGCGAAGAGCGGCGCCAGATGATGGACCGCGCGATCGTTCTGACGATTATTCAAATAGCCCGCCGCGGGCTGGTGGTGCCACAATGATGAATGCACAGCAATTGGAATATATACGCATCAATCTACGTACTGCCCTAGTGGATTCATCGGGCGGAACGAAGGGGCAGTTAGAGGCATTTGCTGAACATCCGCCAGCAGATAAACAACGAAACCCAAGAAAACCTGTACATGTTGTTGCACTGGATGATGGCCGGGGAGGTATTAGGCAAGTTAAAGCTGAAAACTCAGCTTTGTATGTGTTGGAAACTCGCAGCAGGCGCAGGCCATTACCGCCGATAAACGAGTACGAATTTGCTGCTGCACCTTGGCGTAGGGCTGTAAATTTACTGTCTGAACATGAACAAGCTTGGGTACGTTATTGCTATGGCCACAACCTGGACTTCAAACTTCAGACCCTGATTTGCCAGCATGTATGGGAAACATACGAGAAGGAGCTTGTGGGCATTAAACTTCAAAAACGGGTTAGATTACGGTTAATTTCATTGGTTTGGTTGGCAGTGCAGGACGCTGCAGCGAAAAATAAGAATGAGGAATACAGAGAATATGCTGCGACGGTGCTGGCTAACCTATTGTCTATAAACCGTGATACTTGGTATCAAACTTATGCCGCTCCTTGGCGGCTCTTAAAATCGATAACTACGAGTTTGGATGAAGAAGTTTTAATAAAGGTGAAAGAAAGAGCCATTATTTCTGACTCAGGGGGGGATATTGCAAAACCCGACACTTTACGCTATATTTAAGCCTAATTCTGATATGTTGCCAAAGTTATACAAACCCGCCGCTGAGCGGGTTTTTGCGTTATGGAGCCAGTATGTCTAAGCAGGTAACCGAGAGTCTGGTTTTCCGGCCAGCAAGTGAACTACCGATTGCCGAACTAAATGGTCGTGCGGTGCTGGTGTTCAACCCCTGTGATGGTTGGCATGATGGATTTGTCCGTGCGCGAGAAGAGGATGGCGAGATTTATCACGTCGGCATTTACCCTTGGATGGGCAGTGAGATGCTGCCGCACGATTTCTACATCACCTGGGCTCTGCTACCTGACGAAAGCAAGCTGGCTGAGCAATTCGAGTCAGAGAGACGCCGTTGATATGTAAAGAAATATCAATGGGTATTGTGTGGTTATGCCGACTGCTTTACTATTCGCGCCTCGGCCCTTTAGCTCAGTTGGTTAGAGCGCGCGACTCATAATCGCTCGGTCGCTGGTTCAAGCCCAGCAAGGGCCACCAAACCGCCATTAGCTCAGCAGGAAGAGCAACGACCATTAAGTTGTAGGTACGGGGTTCGAGGCCTCGATGGCGGACCAATGCGGTCATCGTATAATGGCTATTACCTCAGCCTTCCAAGCTGATGATGCGGGTTCGATTCCCGCTGACCGCTCCAGAAAATGCTTTTCAGCCTGCGATGAAGGGATCCCCGGAGTGGCTGGGAAGCGCCTCAGAAAGGCGCATTCAGTTTGATATGCACTATCGAATCCTTCACCTGGGATTTTGAGTGCGCCCCTCTGATGTGAAGTGACAGTCGGGAAAGACCGGCACCTATTTTGACCCTGGCTTAACTCGCCGGGGTTTTTGCGTTTTAGTGGGTCAGATTTCAGCCGCTGGTGGTGTTTTCCATCGGTAGTGATCCACCAGCGACAATTACAAACCAAGAACTCGCGTCAATTACAGGCTGCCATTTGGCGGCCTTTTTCGTTTTACAACCCGATGAACGGGCCAAGCCCCGGCGAGGGGGAAGGATGAAATCCATGCCGGAAAAAATCGCAGATAGTGCCACGCATGGCGGCTGGTTGGTTGGCCTGCTGCTCGGGGCAATAAATTATTTCTCGCCCAGTGAGTGGATGGTGATCGGTATTTTCGTCGGCATCCTCAGCTCTGTCATCGGGTGCGTTGTGGGTATTTGGTTCCGATGCCGGCGAGAAAGGTTGCTGAAAATGTACCTCATTGACCGCTCAAACAAGAACATCAGCGCGCAGGACGTTGACCTGATAGGGGGCGAGTAGTGGCTTCGATAAAAACCAAACTCAGCGCCGCTATGCTGGCGTTGATTGCTGCCGGCGCATCGGCCCCGGTCATGATGTCGCAGTTTCAGGATGAAAAAGAAGGCCAGCGCCTGACTGCATACCAGGACGGTGTCGGCATCTGGACAATTTGCGGCGGTGTGACGATGGTCAACGGCCAAAAGGTCGTTAAGGGCCAGCGCCTGACCGCTGAGCAGTGCAAGCAGATTGACGCAGTCGAGCAGAAAAAGGCACTCGATTGGGTGGATCGGAACGTCAAGGTAACGCTGACCGAACCGCAAAAAGTCGGTATCGCCTCGTTCTGCCCGTGGAACATCGGCCCCGGAAAATGTTTCACCTCCACATTCTACAGAAAACTGAATGCCGGCGACCGCATCGGTGCCTGCCGAGAAATTCGCCGCTGGATTTACGATGGCGGCCGAGATTGTCGCATTCGTTCGAATAACTGCTACGGGCAGATAGTCCGGCGTGATCAGGAGGCCGAGCTGGCTTGCTGGGGATTAGACAAATGAGCGGCTGGATTTCAAAACTGGCCGGCGGGGGAATACTCCTCCTGCTGGTGGCGTCAATCTGCCTGGGTGGTTACAGCTCGCTTTTATCGCAGCGACTGGATCTGGCTCGCCAGCAGGTTGCAGAACAGCAGAAGACGCTGGCGCAGCAGGCAGGACTGATCACCACATTGCGCGCGGATGACGCCCGTAATCGCGCAATGATGGCCGAACAGCAACGGAGAGAGCAGCAGCTGCGCCAGCGGGGCGAAATCTACCAGAGGAAGTATGAGGATGCCATTAAAAACGACGAGTGTGCACGCCGCGCTGCTCCTGGTGCTGTGCTTGACCTCTTGCGCGGAAAGGATAACGGCTCCACCTGAGCCTATCGTTCTGTTGCCCCCTGAGTCAGTATTCAAGACTTGCGAGGTGCCAACTTTACAAGGCGACACCTGGGGCGACATTGGCAGTCATGCGCTTGCACTCCAAACAGCTTTATCAATCTGCGCCGGCCAGGTGGCCACGCTTTATCAATGGCGGGTAGCCGTCGAGGAAAAACAGAATGGAAGACAAACCGCACAGTAGTGATGAAGATTGTGGAGAATCGTGGGCTACTGGGAGTTTCGAAGATGCAGCCAGGCCGTTAATCAGATGGTTGGCGGAAAATGTACATCCGCATCACACCGCCATAGTCACCAGCAATAGAGCGGAGCTGCTAATGGGTGAGTCGGTAGTCAACACTGACGAATATCTGAAAGATTAGCATTACAGGTGGCCTTTACGAGGGCCATCGATAATGCGCAAGCAAAATCACCGGCGGATCCTGCCTGGTCACCCTGACCGTTATCTGCTGGTGGTTTTTATTTTGTTCTGAATTTTTGCGTTGGCCACAAAGAAAATCAGCATAAACGATCTGTATTCGTAGATGGTGATTGGCGGTTTTCCCGAGTGGATATTCCAGAGGTCAGCAGAAAATTCTAAAGGAAGGTGGGCGGCCATCGGTAGTTGGAGCTACCGACAGCCATTCATACCCACACACTCGTCATGATGAGTATGAACCAAGGCCCACTTGCTCTCGAGAGCAGGGCCATAGTATTGGATCCTCTGAAATGACCAAAGAAAAAAATCAATCGGCGCTGGCGATTGTCTATCGATCGCTCAATTCGTTGATTGCTTACGCAAGAAATTCCCGTACGCATACTGACGAGCAGGTGCGTAAAATCGCTGACAGCATCGAGGCGTTCGGTTGGACAAACCCGGTGCTGATCGATGAAAGCGGTGAGATTATCGCCGGTCACGGCAGGGTGATGGCGGCTGATCTGTTGGTTTTTGATGCGGTTCCTTGCATCGTTCTGGCTGGTTTGAATGACCAGCAGAAAAAGGCATATCGCATCGCTGACAATAAATTGCCACTGAGTGCAGGCTGGGACGACGATATGCTTCGTCTGGAGCTGGCTGATCTCTTGGATGCGGATTTCGATATTTCGCTAACTGGCTTTGATGAGTCAGAGCTGGATGCTTTATTCGCGGATGACGAGCCGCAGGAAACGGGCGATGATCCGTATACCGCAAAAATCGACACGCCGGTTTATGAACCATCGGAAGTTACGCCGGCCATTTCTGAGCTGTACGATGAGACAAAAACGCGAAGCCTGTTGAAGAACATCAAGGCTGCAGATCTTCCCAAGGAGCTCGCAGCATTTTTGATGTGCGCAGCAGAACGCCACACTGTTTTCAACTTCAACAAAATTGCCGATTACTACGCCAATGCACCGGCGGAGATCCAGGCATTGTTTGAAGAGTCCGCCCTGGTGATCATTGATTACGGGCAGGCTATCGAGAATGGTTTCGTCCACATGACCAAAAACATGGTTGATATCGTGTACGGTGATGAGGAGAACGGAGATGCGTGAGGATTTCTGCGCGTTTATTTTGACGCATGGCCGGCCCGATAAAATTTATACCTACCGGCAGTTGAGGAAACAAGGATACACCGGGAAAGTTTATATCGTTATCGATGACGAGGATAAAACCCGTCAGCAGTACATTGAGCAATTCGGCAACAATGTGCTTACTTTCTCGAAATCGGAGATTGCCAGTCGGTTTGATGAGGCTGACAACTTCGGCGATCGGCGTTCAATTTTCTACGCCCGCAACGCCTGTTTCGACCTTGCGAAAAAAGTAGGGTGCAAATACTTCATCCAACTGGATGACGATTACACCGCCTTTCAATTCCGCGTAGGTAAAGACCTGGAGGCTGGGTATACGCTCATTCAGGATCTGGACGCCATCTTGTGCGAAATGTTGGCGTACTACGAGTCGATCCCCGCAGCGTCGATCGCTATGGCTCAAGGTGGCGATTTTCTCGGAAGTGGCGGTGATAAAAATGCGGCCTGGCTTAAGCGTAAGGCGATGAATAGCTTCATCTGCTCAACAGACCGCCCATTCGCTTTTATGGGGCGAGTGAACGAAGACGTAAATACGTATACGAACCTTGGCCGCCGGGGTGAGTTATTCATGACCGTCGGGGCAGTCCAGCTATTGCAGAAGCAGACGCAAACTAACTCCGGCGGTATGACAGAGCTGTACTTGGATTCAGGTACATACGTGAAAAGCTTTTACTCGGTGATGTTTTCTCCGTCATGCGTAAAAATTTCACTGATGGGGGCCATTCACAAACGTATTCACCACAAAGTCTCATGGAATAACGCTGCTGTAAAAATACTGCACGAGAAATACCAGAAATCATCCCCGAATAAAAACGGGGGTGATGCATGATCCCTTATCGGAAGGTTGAGTCGCTGGCTGCTTGCCGGATGACCGAACAACAAATTGCTGACGTGCTTGATATTGACCTTGGTGAACTGAAAAGGGAGCCGGGGAGATTGCTGTATTCCGCGAGGCCATTCGAAAAGGTAGGGCAAAAGGAGAAGCAGAAATACGGACTGCGTTATACCGAAAAGCCAAAGGCGGAGATCCGCGAGCATTTCAAGAACTGCTGAGGCGCGAGAAACAACAGGACAGTGACTGATGAGCAAGCCTGATGGGAAAGCAATCGAGCGTGATTTCTGTGCTGGCGTGCTTTCCCTCCAGGATGTAGCGGATAAGCACGGAATCACGATAAAAGCCCTGCGTTACATGGCGGGTAAAAACGGCTGGAAGCGTACTAAAGGGGCAAGGGCAAAAGCGGGGCAAAAAAACGGGGCAAAAAATAATTCTGCCCCAAAAAAAACGCCCCAAAAAAAGCAGCAAGATCCTGAAGGCTTCCAACAGCCGCGCCGTAAAATTTCCAATGAAGAAAAATCCTCAGAGGACGATTTTGATCTGGCATTTGACCCTGATGAATTCGGACTTTCTGACCAGCACGCTCTTTTTGTTTATTGGTACGTAAAAACAAAAAACAGAGTCGAGGCGTATAGAAAAGCGGGCTACAAGTGCGAAGGCAACGCTGCTTATGCTGCTGCCAGTCGGCTGTATAGGAATGTTAAGGTTTCGAAGGCTATCAGGGCGCTGTTAAATCGCTTCCGGGAACGCTACACCGCAGACCTTGATGAAATTGTCGATCAGCTGGTGGCGATAACGCGGGCCGACCCTAACGCGCTGACGCAATACCGCCGTGTGAATTGCCGCCACTGCTGGGGCGAAAATAATTTATACCAATGGCGGGATATTCAGGAGTACGACCGCGCCGCTGCAAAAGCGATGAAGGATGGCCGGTCAGAGCCTGAATACGGCGGCCTTGGATTTGTCACTAACGCCGACCCTAACCCGGATTGTCCGCGCTGCAATGGCGAGGGCGAAGGGGAATTGTTGATAGGGGACACCCGCGACCTTGACGCTAATGAGCACGCTTATTTCCTCGGCGTGAAGCAGACCAAAAATGGCATTGAGGTTTTAACCGAAGATAAAAAATCGGCACGACAAATGCTGATTCAATTAATGCAGCCCAAAGGAGGAAAAGCCGCCGCAGAAAGTAAAGAGGGCGGTGAGCCTCAAATTATTATCAACCTGGTGAATTCTCCCGATGGCGACTGAACACACGATCACGTTCCTGCCGTTCCATGACGGGCAGAAGAAAATATATCGCTCGCCGGCGAAGCGGAAAGTGATCCGCGCCGGTCGCCGCTTTGGCAAAACCACCATGTTAGAGCAGGCTGGCGGCAACTGGGCGGCAAAACAGATGCGCGTGGGCTGGTTTGCGCCGTCCTATAAAATCCTGCTGCCCTCGTTTAAGGCCATTCGTGATCTGCTCAAGCCGATCACAACCAGTTCCAGCAAGACGGATTCGATAATTGAGACGATCGGCGGTGGTCAGGTTGAATTCTGGACGCTGGACAACCCGGACGCTGGCCGTTCCCGTAAATATCACAAAGTCATCATCGACGAAGGCAGCCTGGTTAAAAAGGGCATGCGTGATATTTGGGAACAGGCGATAGAGCCGACGCTGCTCGATTATGACGGCGACGCTGTGATGGCCGGTACGCCGAAGGGCGTGGACGACGAGAACTTTTTCTATCAGGCCTGCAACGATAAATCGATGGGGTGGGAAGAGCACCACGCACCTACCGCAGCGAACCCGACCATTAACCCCGAGGCGTTGGCACGAATAATCGCCGGTCGTCCGCCGATGGTGGTTCAGCAGGAATACAACGCTGATTTCGTCGATTGGCGAGGGCAAAACTTCTTCAAGATGGAATGGCTTTTGGAGAACGGCGTTCCGGTCGATTACCCGGCGAGTTGCGATACCGTCTATGGCGTTGTCGATTGCGCCCAGAAAGGCCAGTTACAGAACGATGGTTCAGCCTGCATCTGGTTCGCACTTAGCAACTTCCCAACGCCCTGCCTGGTCATTCTTGACTGGGACATTATCCAGATTGACGGGTATTTCCTGAAAGACATAGTGCCGCAGTGGGTTGGAAAAGCTAAACACCTCAGCGAAATATGTCTGGCACGTATGGGCACGGCTGGGCTGTTTATCGAGGACAAGGCCACCGGTATCACGCTATTGCAGCAAGGGGCCAACGAGGGCTGGAACGTTCACCCAATCGACAGCGAGCTCACATCGCTGCCCAAAGAGTCCCGCGCCATCAATATCTCCGGGTATGTGGCGTCGGGGAAAGTACGCATCTCGAAATACGCCTATGACAAGCTGGTGGAATACAAGCAGTCGAAGAAAAACCACCTTCTTACGCAAGTGCTCCAGTTCATCATTGGCGAAGAAAATCAGGACGATGACCTGTTTGACTGTTTCAACTATGGCGTCGCGCTTGGGTTAGGTAATGGCGACGGCTTCTGACGAGAAAACCAATGAACGAAGATGATTTCGAAATCGGCAGCTGCTCTCATTCAGAGTTGATGGCATTGCTGGACAGCGATGATATCCAGCCAGGTTCCACGGCGGGTTATCAGACCTGCAAAACGGTCTACCTTTACCACCCGTTGGGCGGCAAGATGGTGGATCGTCCCATTAAGATGGCGATGAATGAACCGCGCACCGTGCATGTTGCTCAGTCTTATGGCCTTGAGCAGCGCCTGCGCGATGCGTTCGAGCGCGAATGGAAAGCTATGGGAGCTAATCAGCACATTGCCAACGCTGCGCGGATTGCCCGAATTTACGGTGTGTCGGCGGTGGCAATGCTGGTGGATAACCAGGAACCGAATGAATCGCTCGATTACCGCACGCTGTATAAACACAACGTCAGCTTTAATATCCTCGACCCGCTGAACACCGCGGGCAGCATCGTGTTGAATCAGGATCCGAATGCGCAGGACTTTCAGAAAGTCGATGGCATTCGGGTTGCCGGAAAGCCATATCACAAATCGCGCTGTGTCGTCGTGCAAAACGAAGACCCGATCTATTTGGCTTACAACCCGGCGGCATTCGGATTCACCGGGCGTAGCGTCTACCAACGCGCGCTTTATCCGCTGAAATCCTTCATCCAGACCATGCGCACTGATGACATGGTGGCCGTGAAGGGCGGGTTGCTGGTAACAAAAATTCAGGGGCCAAGCTCCGTCGTCAACAACATGATGCAGAAGCTGAGCGGCATTAAGCGCATGATGTTGAAAAGAGGGAAAACGGGAGAAGTTCTGCAAATCGGTGACAAAGATAATATCGAGTCAATCGACCTCAGCAACCTGGAAAAACCTCTCGACTCTGCCCGTAAGCACATTCTGGAGAACGTGGCCGCCGCCGCTGATATGCCGGCGATCATTCTTAACTCTGAGACGTTCGCCCAGGGCTTCGGGGAAGGCACTGAAGATGCGCGCGCCGTTGCTGTGTACATCGACAACATCCGTGAATGGCTTGATCAGCTTTATGCATTCTTTATTCGTGTATGCCAGTACCGGGCATGGAGCATAGAGTTTTTCCAGTCGCTGCGAGCCGACTTCCCGGAACTGAAAAACACCTACAGCGTGTATTTCTCGATGTGGATAAATAACTTTGAATACCGCTGGCCGTCCTCCCTCAAGGAGCCAGAGAGCGAAAAGGTGAAGGTAGACGAAACGCGCTTTAAGGCCATCGTCAGCATGCTGGAATCGATACTGCCGCAACTCACCGCTGACCCCGAGAACCGCGCAACGCTGATCGAGTGGGCGTGTGAAAACGCCAACGCTAACGAGAACCTCTTCCCTCAACGGCTTAACCTCGATTACGACTCGCTAAAAAATAATCCGCCGCCAGAGCCACCGAAGGCTGAAGATCCGGTCGGTGGGGTGATGCTATGAGGACATTTACAAGAACGGTTCGTGAGGCGGTGAAGTTCTTTCTTCGCAACGGCTACACGTCTCGCGAGGAGCTGGAGCGCTGGCAGAGCATCATCCGGCAGGCTGCTGAGAGTGAAACGGCGGACGACTACATGGCGATGGTCACGAGGAACCTGACTAAATCGTACGATCTGCAGGTTGGTCGCGCTGGCGCGCTGAAACGGCACCAGGGCATATCCCGCTTTACGCTCAACTACCTCGAACCAAAACTGAGGACTGAACTCGACAGGCGGATCCTGTCCAGCGCTGACCTTATCCAGCTCAACCGCAAAAAAGCTATCGACACAACGTTGTCGCGTTTTAGCGGCTGGGCCAGCAGCATACCTTCTGCCGATAGCATCGCGCTGTCTGGCATTCAGGGGACGATGCGGGCAACAGCGGATCATATTCAGAAGGCTGCCGAGAAGGTGGACTATGAAGCGCGCCGCGTGATGATCGACCAGAACCGCAAGCTGATAGCCAACATTGATAACGTGATCGCAACGAGTAATAACGCGATTGCGGCGATTTGGCACAGCCATTGGCGCAGGCCCGGATATGACTTCCGCGAGGACCACAAGGAGCGCGATCAGTTGTACTACCTGATTCGCGGGAACTGGGCGCAAAAAAACGGGTATGTGAAAGCCGGTCCTGCCGGGTATCTCGATGAAATCACTCAGCCTGGTGAAGAAGTTTTCTGCCAGTGCTATGTGACCTACATCTACAACATCCGCAGTATTCCTGAATACATGCTGACCCAGAAGGGTCACAAGTTCATGGAGTCAATGAAAGCAGCATAGGGGCATTAAAACGTGGCTATTTTTGGCAGCGGGATAATGTTCCGTCAGGGTAAGTTCGTCTTCCTGATCCAGCGCTCTGATGATGGAACGTGGTGTCAACCTGGCGGCACGGTCGAACCGGGCGAGCTCGCTATTGATGCTGCGCGCCGCGAAGTGCTGGAGGAAGTGGGGTATCAGTACGATGGCCCGCTGAATCCGCACAGCGTCTACGGTGATTACCTGACATTTCGCGCAGAGGTGCCGGAGCAGTTTGAAGCGAAGCTTAACGACGAATCGCTGGCCGCCGGGTGGTTCCATATTGACGATCTGCCTAAGCCGCTTCATCAGCCTTTTGCTGAGATGCTGGCGCAGCAGGCGCTCAATGAAACCGAAGTGGCCGCACTCATCGCTGATGGGACATTAAGCAGCCCGCAATACTTTATCAACATGTGGATGTTCGCCATCCGGGTGACCGGAACGGGGGTTACCTGGCGCTCTGCAGATCAACAGATGGCATTCCGTAACCCGGATGACTATCTCACTCCTGAGTTTCTCCAGCGCGTTGCCGGTGTACCACTAATTTGGCTGCACCCGGAGAAAAACAAGCTCGATAGCGATGAATTTGCGAAGCGTGTTATCGGCACCCTGACGAACAGTTGGGTTGCCGATAATGGCGAGGTCTGGGCTATTGCCCGGGTGTATGACGCCGAAGCCGCCGGAATTATGGCGACCAAGCAGTTAAGCACCTCGCCAACCGTCACGTATAGCGAAATGCAGGACTCAATCATCAAAATCGACGGTCAGCCTCTATTGGTGGAAGGTTCCCCGGTATTGCTCGACCACGTTGCAATTTGTGAACAGGGTGTATGGGACAAGCTCCTTGCCCCTACTGGTGTTAAATCTGATTCCATTCCAAATGAGGCTGAAAAGATGGACGAGGAAAAAATCGTAGCGCTTATCAACAAAGCGATCGATGCCCGCATGGCAAAAGCTGATTCTGAGGCGAAAGAGGCCAAGGAAAAAGCGGATGCCGAAGAGGCAGCCAAAAAAGAACAGGCTGATTCTGAGGCGAAAGAAGCAGAAGAAGCCAAAGCCAAAGCCGACGCGGAAGAAGCGGCCGCCAAGGAAAAAGCCGACGCTGAGGCCAAAGAAAAGGCTGATGCTGAAGAGGCCGAACGCATGGCCAAAGAAAAGGCAGATTCTCAACTGCGTCAGGAAATTGCTGATCTGCGCTCCCGCATTCCAACCGAACTCAGCGACGAAGAACGTAACGAGGTTGCTGACGCGCAGGTGAAGGCTGACAGCGTGTTCTCCTGCTTTGGCAAACGCGCGCCGGTCCCGCTGTCTGGCGAAAAGCCACTGGCATACCGTCGCCGTCTGATGATCCAGTTACAGGAACACTCGCCGGACTTTAAGGCCGTCGATCTGTCATCAATCGCTGATTCCGCGCTGCTTGGATTTGCTGAAAAGCAGATTTATGCCGATGCGCAAAAATCGGCAAGCCTGTCTGTCGGCCCTGGCACGCTGCGTGAAATCAAACGCGCTGATGCGACCGGCCGCCAGATAAGCACATTCGAAGGCGATCCTGCTGCTACCTGGGCTCCGTTCCAGTCAGGTAAACGTCAGGTCACCAGTTTCAACAACCAGGCTTAACGGGAGCTCTGAAGCATGGCTAATTTATCTCTTAATCCGATGGCAACCACGAATGCGCTGGGTTCCTTCGGCGTGCAGTCCGACGGTTATGTCCAGGGCATTGCTCTGGATGACCCGGCTAACCGCTTTAATCTGGCCGCGGGCACCGTGGCGGCAACGGAAACTAAACCTCTGTGGGGCGGTCTGCCGGTGGCTGAACTTCTGCCAGGCACGCATTCTAGTCCGCGCGGTTCACAAATCCGCCACGCTGCGTCAGTCGCCGAGTTGGAAGGCTTCACCGTGTTCAATCAGGCGCACAATGGGCTGACCACACCACAGTCACCGGTGCCACTGTACGCATCCGGTATGAGCGTGTCGTACTATCGTCTCGGCTCCAACATGCGTGTTCCCCTGAAAGCGTCTGCGCAGGTTGTTGCGCTGGGCACCAGTGGCGCACCCGTGAAGACGGCTCTGGCCTGGGACTTTGTAAACAACCAGCTAACCACCGCAGCAGCGGCGGGTTTTGCCGGTGCTGATATCGCAACCACCGCTGTGACGTATGCTGCTGGTGTGGCAACAGCCGTTACCGAATCAGCCCACGGCCTGAGCGCTGGCCAGTACGTGAAAATCAGCGGCGTGGCGCCTGCTGCGTACAACGGCACCGTTGTTGTGGTTTCCGTTCCAAACTCAACCAGTTTCACCTACGTACCGGTGACTGCACCTGGCGGCGCAGCGACCACGCAGGGCACCTTGGGCGCAGTAACGCTTTCCGACATCACGCTGCCGGTAAAAGTGATCGCCATCGAATCAGGAAACTCAAAGACTGTCAGCTATGACAGCAAGACGGGTTTCCTGACCTGGAATAACACCGACAGCTGCGCGCTGGTCTTACTTTAATCGGGAGCTGAATTAAATGGCTGCAATTACCCCCAGCTACACCATCGTCAATCCGTCGTATATTGCACCGGAGATGATCCTCGGTTACCAGCAGGCATCAGGTGCGTTTGAAACCATCGCCAGCGGTAACCCGCAAGTTCGCCTCGGCGTTGGCGACCAGTACGTCTACATGCGCCGACTGGATATCCGTACCCAATCCACCTCCAGCCAGTCTGGAAACGGCAACCAGCTTCCAAGCGTGGCGCTGGATGCGAAGATGATTTCTACCCCAACTTATCTGTTCCGCTGCCGTGGTATCTACGATCACCACGACATGGCAGCGGCCGGTAACTGGAACTTTGCTCTGCCGGAGGCCCAGCGCCTCGGTATGCGCCAAGGCATCTTCCAGCAGCTCCGTTCCGCTCTGCTGTACGGTATGAACCCCGCCGGTGGTGAGGGACTACTGAATACCGCTGGTGCCACCACCGAGTCTCTGCCGCCGGACAGCAACAACAACACCACCGTGCTGACTTATGATCACGGCCAGATGGCTGTGTATCTGCTGGGCCATGTTCAGGCCGCTATGACCCGTACCATGCAGTTGGGTCGTCAGCAGCGTGTCGTTATCCTTGGTCCTCAGCGTATTCTCGGCGCAATGGAGATTCAGCAGATCGTGCAGCTGACTTCTTACCAGCGTCCTGGCGGCGGTACTGATACCGTGGGTAACACGGTAAAAGAAGTGCTGAAAGGGGCAAACGTCCAGGTTGACTGGGTGTATGACGACACCTTAATCGGCGCTGGTGCGGGCGGCACTGATGCGGTGGTAATCACCATCCCGGAGGTTGAGGTGCCAATGGTTAACTCGACCGTTAACACCAACGAATTCGCCAAGTTGACCCCGTCTCTTGCTGCGAACGCCCTGATGTTTTGCGACATGGCCGCGCCGCGTGAAATTCCGACACCGATTGCTGGTGGCGCTATTGATGTTCTGTCCGAAATGCGTTCTACCGCTGGCTGGGCGGTCCGCCCGGAAGCCATCACTATCCTGTCGATGGCCTACAGCGCCTGATCCATTCTTGTAGTGGTTAAGCCTCTGCCGGGGAAACTCTGCAGGGGCTTTTTTATGAGGTAACCAATGAAACTTTTCATCGCTAACACCACCAAACAACGCCAAATTTTTGCTTACCGCAAATTGGAGACCGGTCGGCTTGTCCAGATCCCGATTAACCACGGCGATCAGATGATGGTGCTGGACGGCTCCACTGAAGAGGTGGAATCAGTTATTCAGCATCACCAGATGTATGGGCTGATCGACTCAACGAGAATCGACCAAAGCCAGGCATTTGTTGGCTTGTGCTACAGCCTTAACAAGCCCGTATCTGCGGCGGTAATCGAGAAGACCATTCGTGATAACGACATTCACTTGACCCGTGGTGCGCACGGACGCCGCCAGGCATCCGTGGCGGCGCTTGACAGCGCATTGCGTGATAGCGGTACCGGTTATTCCGGTGAAATGGAGGTCAGCGCAGAGCAGGCGAAAGGCCGCGATGATAACGAAGACGCTGACGTGGTTAACGAAACCATCGTGACTGAAAAATCCGGGAACAAGAAAAAATGACAACGAGCCTGTCGGGATTTATTGAATTCATTCGAACTGACATGAAGGTAACTGCTGAACAGGTTCCCGACGACTCTCCGTCATTTTCCCTGGCTTATGGCGGCGCGGTCGAATGGGTTAACTCGGATATCGCGTGCGTTATGCCGAACCTGTACACCGTTGCTGTGTATAACCTCGGCGCGTCTTTCCTGGTCAACTACGGCACTGAACCCGTGTTTGCTGAATTCAGGAAGATATATGGCCTCAATGATTTCACCGCTGGGGTTATTACCGGGGCCAGTGATAACGCAACAAGTTCTCAGCGTTTGGTGCCAGATTTCTTCAAAAACTTGTCTCTGGCAGATCTCCAGATGCTTAAAGACCCGTATGGCCGGCGCTATCTGATGATTGCTGAGCAGTTTGGCAGCCTGTGGGGGTTGTCATGATCACCTTTCATCTGGGTGTTATCGATATTCCTTATGGGGATGAGAACACCACAACCAGCGACGTTGCAGTATATCTGGAGGAAAAATACCAGATTATGCAGACCTTCTTCGATCGGTATGGCAATGACATTGCCGAGCTGATGAGTAAAGACCTCGCCGCAAATCTTGAAAACATGTTGGCAGGCGCACCGCCATCAAGGGACCCGCTTGCAGAATCCATGTCGCGGATCCACGACTTGTTCGTGGCCTTTCTGGATAACGGCGAGATGAACGGAATGCCGGGAGTTCCCACCCGTCGCGCGCTGCTTGGCATCTCGAAGCGTTTCAAAAATAAGAGGGGCGATCCGCGAGAATCATTTATCGATACAGGAAATTATCAGGCAGCCATGCGCGCCTGGGTAAGCGGGGTGTTAAATGCCTTCCCTGAGTGAACTTCAGCAGAATGCGAAAACCGAGCTTAACGCCACACTGACGCAGGGGCTTGACGACCTGAGCCGCTTTCAGGTGGTCACCTTCACGAAGTACATCAGGAAAGTGCTTCCGCTGGATGGCTTCGTGTTTTGGGTAAAGGCGTCAATTGCCGATGATCCGGGCAGTGAACCGGATACCAAGGACGTAAAAGGCTACCTGCACCTGACAACGGAAAGCATTCAGGATGAGGAGCAGCTCTACGACAAAAACGTGGTGACGTTTACTGCGCAGGCTGATATCGATCCCTTCAATGATATTGGCTCTGAGGTGCTCTACATCGGCGAGTTCTACGGCATCCGGTTTGCATTTTCCCGCCGTTCCGGGTTGAACGAACCCGCCAACATATACCACTACACCGGGCACGCCATTTACCCGCACATGATGTCGCAGATCATCAACTCGCCGACCGATATCGATCTGGCGGATGTGGTGGTTTCCAGTTCGCTGCCTATCTGGCTGTCATTGAACCAATACATGCCGATGTTTCCGGCCATGCTGTCAATGCAGAACCTGGCGCCACCGTATGCCACGGTGAAATGCAGTGACCCGGTACCAGTCGCCGGCGCTTTTTACCTGGATGAAAAATCCAACCAGTACCAGCTGGTTTCCGAGGATGTCACGATCTCGGTAACTGGTCTGCGCAATGCATCCGTAGAGGACTTTCTCCGCTACGTCCAACAATACACGCTCAGCGATGATGCCGAGATGGGCGTGATGAATATTCCCGTGGTGCAGGATGAGCGCGTGACGCAAAACGAGCTCAACATCATCGCCATGCGGAAGAAGATTAAATTTCGCGTCAATTACTATCAGCAGCGGATGAGGAATGTCGCCCGCCAGCTGATCACGTCCGCCATCCCGTCCATTTATGTGGAGAAATAATTAAATGGCCATAGTGAATATTAATGTATCGGTCACCAACCCACCGAAGCCGAGCCAACTGCTGAAATCCGGCGCGCTGGTCTCTGTCGGTGGGACGACGCTGGCACCAGGCAGTTACGAGCTGCTGACGTCAAAAGACGACCTGAAAACGATTGTCGCGCCGGCGAAAACGATCACGGCAATCGCCTGGGCAACGAATACCGTCACGGTGACGCTACCCGCAGCGCATGGCTGGGCCAACGGAGACAACGTGCCGGTAGTGATCTCCGGTGTGGAGCCGGAGGGATACAACGGCGCGTTTACCGCAACGGTGACCGGCGACAAGGCGTTTACCTATACGTTAAGCAGCAATCCGGGTACCGCAACAAAGATGGGAACCGTGCTTTCCGTAGCCGCCGGTGAAATTCAGCAGATGAATACCACCTACTGGGCGCAGGGGAGCAGCCGCGCGGTTTATGTGCTGGAGTTGGGCGAACTTAGCGCCGCAGATGCGATCAAGGCGTTGAGCAAGTTTATCGACGAAGATATTTCGCTGGGCAACACCTATCAAAAATTCTTCTCCTACCTGGTTCCCCGCGAATGGGACGAAGAGGCCACATTCAAGACGCTGGCGAACAACTACACCTCGCCGGGATCGCTGGTGAAGTTTTTTGTCACCACCACCATTGCCACCTATGAAGCGTGGGCGACGGGTAAATACCCGAATGTGTTCGCCGGCGTTGAAGCTCCGGGGATTGGCGCTACCGAGTTTTCGATGGCTGCACCGTTCCAGTCGTCGCTGGCCAACGATCCAAGCTCGTCGAATATGGTGCCGCCGATGGCGTTCCGCTTCATGTATGGCGTGACGGATTATCCGCCTGCCGGGAACGGCAAGCTGCTCAAATCCCTGCAGGACAGCAACATCAACTACATCGGCACGGCGGCCGAGGGTGGTTTAAGCAACAAGATGCTGGTCGCCGGCCATATGCTGGACGGCATGCCGTTCAACTACTGGTATGCAGTGGCCTGGTGCGCCATCAATCTGGAGATGGATCTGGCGAATGAGGTGATCAACGGCTCCAACACCACCGTTAACCCGCTTTACTACGAGCAAAACGGCATCGACCGCTTGCAGCGCCGTGGGTTAAAAACGCTACGATCTGGCATCAGCTATGGGCTGATCCTCGGCCAGGTGATCGACACGAAACTCAGCCAGGACGTCTTCAACGAAGAGTACGAGAAAGGCACCTACGCCGGCAGCGCGGTGATCAACGCCGTGCCGTTCGCCAACTACACCAGCCTGAATCCGTCCGATTACGCCGATGGGAAATACAGCGGCCTGAGTGCGGTTGTCACACCGAAGCGTGGTTTCGAGTCCATCACCTTCAACCTCAACGTAACCAATTTTGTGGGGGCGTAATAAATGCCAAATCCATTAGTTCCGCAGGGATTCCTTAACCGCGTCCGGGGCGCGGTGAGCATTACCGACAAGCCGGCGTTAAACGTCACGGCGTCATTCCTGGGCAAAGAGGGGATCAGCATGCGGCCGGATACCGCCGCCACTGACATTATCCCCACGATGACCGGCACCGTGGGCAGCCAGGCACCTTACCAGCAGGTGACCTTGACTGTTCATTTGCTGAAAACGCAGGGGCTGGCCGCCAGCTATCAGCGACAGTTTGCCTCCGACACCGCCCTAGGGGAGGTGGTGGTTACGCCAGATGCTACCACTTTTGGCAACTACACCATTCTGAACTGCTACCTGGTGAATTTTAACGAAATCACCCTCAACGGTACGGATGCCGGCTTTGTTGCGACCATTTCCGGCTACCTGACCACCAACGACAAGATGTGGGATTGATGGGTATGAAAATTGATAGAAAACTGAATTTCGTCAGCACGATTACGCGCGAGGACGGATCGCTGGTGTACCTGCACGTTGTGCCGTTCCCATATGAGGTGGTGCAGGAGAACTGCGTGTTGTTGGGGAACATGTTCCACAACTTCTTCACATCCGTGGGTGCGACCGCCGCGCCGCGTGTGGCCGCGATGATGCTGAGAAATATTCTTAAAGCGCGGCAGGATATCGGGGACATTCCCGCGGATACGCCGACGCTTGTTGATGATATTCAGCGCCTGACCACCGTGATCTTCAACGATAACGGCGTATGGCGACCTGTGCCGCTAGAGGTAGCGTTTAAGCAGGCGATCATCGAGCCGGATGAATACCGCGAGGTCGAGGGCGAAGTGGTGTTTTTTATGGTCTCCTCTGCTATTCAGAAAGCCAGCCTGATCGCCCCGACGGTGGGGAAAACGCTCGAAATGTACAGTGGGCAACTCGTCTCATTGAACGCTACGGCGTTTCGCGATTCTTTACCGAAGTCGAAGACGGCTACCGATACCCCGACCCCGCCAGCCCCGCAGGAACTGTCGTACATTCCCTCCTGACCTGGGCCTCCTGTGAGGGGTTCCGGGAACTCTGCCGGGAACTGGATTTTGGCGACTACAAAAGCCCGCTCCATTTCCGGCAGCGGTTCATTCTGGAAGAAATAAGACAGAAGGGCTATTTCAATGGCAGCTAAATCCGTTGTTGAAATTGATGTTCAGGACGAGAAATTTCAGGCGTTCCTCGAAAAATTCAATGAATACCAGAAGGCGCTCGAAGAACTGCCGGAGCAATGGCGAGGCGCAGCGCAGGGTATCGGCGATTCAGCCAAGCAGACGGAAAAGGTACTGGGCAGCACGGAGGCGATAGCCCAGGCCTTCAACGAAGGGATCGCCGCCGTTGCGTCCATTAACGAGGGGCTCGACCGCCTGAATGGCAATCTCGAAAAGGCCAATAAAACGCAGTCCGAGTTCAACAAGAAAAGCAGCGGCGCGCGCAAATTCCTGAGTAAGGCCAGCAAGGACGCGAAGAGTCTGGCCGGCCACATGAAGGACGCCACGACGAGCCTGCTTTCATGGGGGGCGGTGCTGGGGCTGTTTTCTGGTCTGGCCGGTGCGGGTGGGCTGTGGGGTATCAACCGCCTGGCGGGTTCTGCTGCTGCGCAGCGGTTCACATCGATGGGACTGGGAACCACTGCTGGCGGCCTCAATGCCAGCGCGGTGAACTACCAGAAGGTGCTCGGTAACCCAGTCGGCACGTTGGGCGCCATTCGGGATAGCCAACTGGACCTGAGCAAGCGCTGGCAGTTTAAGGCGATGGGGATTGATAACCCCAATCAGGATCCGGCGACCCTGTTGCCGCAGATGATAAAAAGCGCGCGCGATATCTTCGTGCGTAACGGCAGCACTCAGCAAGGCGCGGAAGCCTACGGTCTGACCAACTACTTCACCCTCGACGATCTCAATCGCTTCAAAAAAATGAGCGACGCTGAGATCGATGCGATGACCAAGCAGGCGCAGAAGGATACTCAGCGCTTGCAACTGACGGACCAGCAGTTGAAGCAGTGGCAGGATTTCAACATTCAGCTGGATCGAAGCAAAGTCGGCATCGAAAACACCTTCATCCGCGGATTGGCGCCACTGACGCCTGAGCTGGGGAAACTCTCCGATGCTTTCTCCGGCGCGGTGGATACCGTCCTTAAATCCCCAGAGTTGGGGAAATGGCTGGATGGGCTGGCAGACGGCATCCGGCGGTTCGGTAATTACCTGGCCTCGCCCGAGTTTAAAAGCGACGTTGAATCGTTCATGACCGGTGTTGAGCGGTTAGGGCGGCTGATCGGCAAGGTGATTGACTGGGTAACTGGAAAAACCGATATCACGCTGGACGATGTGAAATCTCACTCTTCCATGCTCAGCGACGAGAAGCGGACGGATCCGCAGAGCGGTCAGACATACACGCCGGGTACTGACGACGATCCGCATGTTTGGGGATGGCTGAAAGGCGTCAAACACTTTTTCTCCAGTGGCAAGGTTGAGCCTGTCGATGCGCGTCCGGCGGACGTGAGCGCCAGGGGCAGAACCATTGCCGATCGCTTCAACAACCCGGCGAATCTGCGCGCGGCGGCTGGGTATCAAACGGCGAACACCAAGAGCGGAAAATTTGCAGTGTTCCCCACGCTGGATGAGGGGGTGCTGGCGGCGGCCAAACAGCTCCAAATTTATGGCGCCAGAGGCGTCGACAACATCCACGATATTGTCGGCAAATGGGCGCCACCGAAGGAGAACAACACGCGGGCGTACATTGATCATGTCACCAAGGCAACCGGCCGATCCGAGTTTGAAAAGCTGAACCTCAACGATCCGAAAGTGTTGGCCCAGCTGATTTCTTCAATGTCGGTCAAGGAGGGGATGGGGAATCGCCTTAGTGAGGAAAAAGTCACCCGGATAATCAATAACGCCGGTGGCGCGGTCGGCAGCGTGAAAGAGCAGTATGCAGCTGCCTATGGGGAAGAACGTCCTGGAACCCGTCAAAACCTGCCCGCGGCAGCCCCTCAACAGGCATCGGGTAAAACCGATCAGATATTGCAGCAGATCCTGGATAACCAGAGGCGAAACAGCAGCGCAGGCGTGGTGGTGTACAACAACACCGGCGGCAGCGCGATTGTCTCGAGCACGCAACTCGGAGGATTCGGTTAATGGCATTTACCCGCGAGCTCTACAAATTGGGGTTTGAAATCTCCCCGGTGATCCTTTGCGACGGCGTGGCGCAGAGTATCCCTGGCGGGATGTTGCCGATCGTGGCGCTGACGCAGAGCGCCAGTTATGTCAGCAACCTGCTGGGCGGCGCGGCGAATCTGACAGACCTGGATAAATATTTTTGCCACTGGCGCGCCGCGCAGGGCGCAAGCATGGTGGATTACGATATCGGCCGCTATCCCTTCGCTAACCAGGCGGTCGCCGCGAATGCGCTGCTGGCGCAGCCCCTGCGTATTCCCATGCTGATGGATGCGCCAGTGAATGATAATACCGGTGCGCTGACAAAGCTGGTCACGCTCAGCGCATTGCAGGCCGTCCTGCAGGCGCACGCCAACCTTGGCGGCACGTTTGTTGTGGCCACGCCGTCGCTGATTTATAGCGGCTGCATCCTGCGCACCGTTCGGGACGTAACTGGCTCGAATGATCCGCTGCCGCAGCGTCAATGGTTGTGGGACTTTGAACAGCCGCTGATAACTGAAACCGGTGCTGAACAGGCGATCAACAGTTATTTGAGCAAGATTGATAACGGCGATAAAACCACGGAAAGCGCCTGGACCAATACGGTTTCCGCACTCGGGAATACCTCCCTGGGTAGCAGTGTTTCGGATGCGGTGACCGGGCTTATCGGTAAATTGAGCGGGGCGTTTAATTTATGAGCACAACACTTTATCCGTTTTCTGGTAATGAGCAGAAAAGCATGATTTTCACGCCGATGCTCGATGGCGAGGTGTATAACTGCCAGACCAAATGGAATATTGCTGCGCAGCGCTGGTATCTCAATATTACTGACAACTCAGGAAATCGCCTGCTAACCACACCCATGATCGACTCGCCGGTGGGCTACGACATTAATTTGCTTATCGGGGCATTTACGAATACGAAAATGGTGTGGCGATCTTCATCGGGACAAATAGAGGTAATCAACTGATGAGGTATTACGATATTCAGATTTTTACCCCGCCTGATAAAGACGGCAATCCCGGAAAACTCTTCAAGCAATATTCCAGCCTCAAAAATGGGGTTTTCAATCCCGGCAATTTAATGATTGAGTTTGATATCCAGCGATTTGGCGAGTCTACACCCAAAGGACAAAGCTGCATCACGATTTGGGGGATCGGCCCGAAAGATATGCAGCAGGCCAGACAAAACATGTTTGGCATGACGATAAAAATGTGGGTGGGTATGTCGAAGGGGTTGCCGTTGGCAAAACCTGCACAGCAAGGGCTGGTCTTGGAGGGAACGGTGTGGCAGGTGCTGGGAAACTGGCAGGGCACTGAGCTACGGACTGACCTGATTGTAACGGCGGGGGCAGTCTCTGCGGTGAATCCCGCGCCGTTGGCACCCATCAACTTAACGCTGCCGTGGAATAAGGGAATAAAACTGTCTGTCGCATTGACGCAATGTTTCCAGAACATGGGCGGTGATTATCGTTACTCGATAAGTATCAGCGATCGGCTGGTGAATAACTACGACAGCAACATGTTTTGCGGCAGCCTGTCCGAGCTGGCGGCAAAATTAAAATCGCTGAGCAGAAATATCATCAGGGATGATAAATATTCTGGCGTAGAAATAACGGTGGTGAATGGTAAGGAGATCCGCGTCTTCGATAATGATTTTGACAACCATATCGACAAGGATTCGAAAAAAAGCGCCAGTTACCGCAACCAAAATCCAATCCAGATAGCGTTTACCGATTTGGTCGGTCAACCAACGTGGGTGCAATTTGGCACGGTCAGTATTCCCTGCGTCATGCGCAGCGATATTCAGGTGGGGGATTATATTCGGATGCCGGAAAAACTACGGCCGATGATACAAGCCTCCTCCTATTCTCAATTCCGTGATGATGCCGCCTTTACCGGTGACTTTCTGGTTTCTTCTGTGCGGCTCCTTGGCAACAGTCGGCAACCGGACGCTAACAGTTGGGTGACGGTGCTTGAGGCCCACCCGACGGGAGGAATGGCCGCAACATGAGCATTGAAAAAAAACAGAGTTTCGCCGGAAACATGCATCGGTTCGCCGAACAAAAAATCGCGGACGCCTTGCAGATGGCCGGTAAGGTGCTGCCGGCCTCGGTGGTGAGCCGAGCGGGGAATATGGTCACGGTGTCCTTCCTGCTGCGCGATATTCCTTTCATGTTGCCACAGGTCACCGTCCCGTTGTTTGGGCCGCAGTATATCCGCTATCCCATGCAGCCGGGGGATCGGGGGATCGTCATCCCGGCGGATACGTATCTGGGCGGTGCCAGCGGACAGGGCGGCGGTACTGCCGACCTCACGCCGCCGGCCAATCTCAGCGCGCTGGTGTTCTTGCCGATCAGTCACACGGAATGGGAGAGCGTCGACGGCCAAGTGCTCACGCTGTATGGCCCGGAAGGCGTCACGATACGTGATGCCGGCAGCAAGACGACGTTCCTACTGACGCCTCAGAGCATCACGATTGCCACGCCTGAGCAGTTCAAGGTCACGGTGGGCAGTACCGTGTTGACGCTGACAAATGGCTCATGGTCGTTGACCGGCCAGAGCGGAACCCTGGCGGATGGGCAGGCCAGCACCAGCCCGGCCATTATGCATGAGGGCTGGCAGCAGCTGCTTACCTGGGTGAATTCCCATCAGCACAGTAACGGCAACGGTGGGCAAAACACCGGCGGGCCGACAACGAGTTTCGACGGGAGCATTACCGAATGAGAACGTACGGGCAAGACGAATCCGGCAAGTGGGTCACAATCGCCACTGATGCGAACGGCTTCAACGATGCCGTCTATCTCACCACGCTGGTGCAGAATCTCAAGCTGGCGCCGCAGGAGTCCCCTTTTTTCGCGAATCACGGCATTCCTGCCAACGGTTCGGTGATTCAGCAGATTATCCCCACCTTTTACGTGAACCGGCTGCAGCAGCAATTCAGCGGCCATTTTTCTTCACTTCAGATTGCACTGACCGAAGTTGATCCGCCGGTGTACGACATTTCGGTTATCACCAACTCGGGCTCGAAAATAGTGGCGAAGGTGTATGTATGAGCGATTTACCCGTTATTTATGATATTACCGGCCCCGTCGCCAAAACGGCGGAAGAGTTGCGCCAGCAGGTTATAGAAACGGCGACGCGGCTTTCACCTGGGATCACGACCGATTTACCGGGTTCATTGATTGAGGACATGACCAGCACCAGCGTCGGCGCGCTGCTGGTTTGCGACCAGGCGCGCGTTGATCTGATCAATTCTTGCAGCCCTTACGGTGCGAACGTTCACCTGCTGAAACAGCTGGGAGCTATCTACGGCGTGCAGCAGGGGGAAGGGACGAACACTTCGGTGTATGTCGTATTCTCGGGGCCGCCCGGCTTTGGTATTCAAAAGGGGTTTACCGTTGGGGATGGCACCTATTTGTATACCGTGAGACGGGACACGGTGATCCCCGACAGCGGGCAAACCGAGCCGGTGTATTGTCTGGCCACCACGACGGGAATATGGGCGGTGCCGGCAGGCACGGTTAACCAGGTGAAAACCTCCGTGCCGGAGTCGTACCAGGTAACTTGCACCAACCTGACGGCGGGTCTGCCGGGGACGGACGAACAAAGCCCCGCGTCGTATCGTGCTCAGGTGATGCAAGCCGGGATGTTCGGTGTGCAAGGCACGCCCGACTGCTACCGCTCCGCGCTGAAAAAAGTGAACGGCGTACAGGAAAACCTGATTTCGTTCCGCCAGGCAACGCTCGGAAAATGGGTGGCCGTTGTTGGTGGCGGAGATCCTTATGAAGTCGCTTATGCGATTTATAAAGCCGTGCCGGATATTTCTATTTTGACCAACGATGTATCGAATCCATCGGGGGCGGAGGTGGAAAAGAAAACCATACCGGTAACGGTCTACCCCGACGTCTACCAGGTGCCTTTCGTGGTGCCATCGTCGCAAAACGTGGTGGTGCTGATCACCTGGAACTCAGCGTCGACGACCTACATCGATCCGGCCGGCGTTGCAAAAGCGGTGCAGCAGAATATCGCCGATTACGTTAATGCTATCGCTGTTGGCCAGCCGATAAACATTTTCCAGATACAGGACATTTTTCTGAAATCGGTTGAGGGGCTCGTTGCCGCGTCGCTGCTGTCCATGATCCAGGTGCAAATCGGGATCAACGGCGCAATTAAACCACCGGCACCGGAGTCAAGCCTGGTTTATGGCGACACCTACGCCTATTTCTCCACCTCGGCGGCACAAATACAGGTGAAGCAATATGCAAGCTCTAATTGAGAAAATCATTCCTGCTTACCCGTATACGCAATATAACGCCGATCCCAACATCGTCGCGTTCTTCACCGCCTATAACACGTTGGCGCAGGGGTATCTCGACTACCTCAATGCGCTTAATTTGCCGTGCTGGACTTCTCCCTCCATCACGGGGGAGTTGCTGGACTGGATAGCGCTCGGCATTTACGGGGAAGGGCGGCCATTACTGCAAATATCGGAGGATGCGATCGCCCGCGGTGCCTATAACACCATCGAGTACAACGCCATTCCTTATGCCGGCCTGAAAAATTACGTACCGGGTTCGGCGTCATACGTACCCGATGATTATTTTAAACGGATCCTGACCTGGAATTTTTATAAAGGTGACGGCTCGCACTTCTGTATTGACTGGCTCAAGCGCCGTCTGGCGCGATTTATTCATGGCACAAATGGCATCGACCCGCCATTGCAAAGCACCTTCGATATCAGCGTGACGGTCAATAACGGCGTGTTCACCATCACGATCCCCGATTATGGCGATGGCGTCGGCTATTTCCTGAAAGATGCGATCAGCCAGTCCCTGGTCAAGCTCCCCTTTGTTTATACCTACTCTGTAACGGTGGTTGCACAATGATTATTGGATTTGGAAACAACGTCGTGTCGTCGTTGGCAGCAGATATTACGGCGACCCAGACCACAATACAGGTGATGCCAGGCGCGGGCGCGCTGTTCGCGGGGCTTCTCACTTACGACTACGCCAACGACTCAAACTCCCTCAAGGTGTACGCGAAAATTACGCTTACGGATGCGAAAGAAACCGTGTTCGAAGTTTGCCACCTGACGGCAGTCAACAACGATATGCTAACGGTTGTGCGTGGTCAGGAGGGCACCGCGGCGAAGGGCTGGTCCCTGAACGATGTGATCGCCAACTTTGCGACACGCGGTTCAGAAAATCAGTTCGTCCAGATTGAGCAACTGCAAAGCGGCCATTACACGTCGGCGGTGGCCGGCGGTACGGCGAACGGGTTAACGCTGGCGCTGCCGGCAACATTCTTCCTGAATGGCTCGACGGAATGGGCATTAAAAACGCCGATCCTGATTTACCCCACCCTGAACAATACCGGTGCCAGCACGTTGCAGTTGACGATGGGCGGCCGTGTGATGGGAACCTACCCGTTGGTGAAGGGCAGCAACACGGCATTACGCGCGGGGGATATCGTTGCCAAAAATCCTTTCCTGGCAGTATTCAATGCGGATCAGGGGCGATTCATCGTTCTTAACCCAACAACGGATGTTGGATCCGTCCGGTCAGTTAACGCCATTGGGCCGGATGCTGGGGGTAATGTCGCATTGCCGTTGTATGGGCTGGGAATGGGGCCGGAGCATAAGGATGATGCCTACAGCAACATAGCGCAGTTTTATCGTGTGAATGGTACTTCGGTGAGTTCCCCTGGGAACGGCGTGTATGGTGTGGTCAGTTTGCCATGTGACGGCGGACCATCGGGTAGCTACCTGGCGATACAAGCCAATGGTATCGCCTATATTGGTTGGTCGAATACCCCGGCAAATGGGGTATTGTGGACACAAGTCTATACCGCCAAAAATCCGCCGACCGCTGCCGGCATCAATGCCGCCGATGTGCGTAACAACTTCGCCGCTCGGATGGGCGTTTCCCGTGTTTTGACAGGCAATAATGCGCCTACCTCTGCCGGTGTGTGGAGCGTTGAGAATAGTTCTTGGGCTGGCACGACATGGGGTTCACTCATTTGTACGACGAACAGCAGCGATTTATCGACGACACCAGGCAACCAGAAGTTTCTACATTACCTGCAAATTACGCATGAGGCGGGCGGCAAAGCGGGGCTTCGTACTGCTATTAATGTTAATGGCACCTTTAGTGGTTGGAATCGTGTCTACACAACGGATTATAAACCAACGGCTGATGATGTTAATGCTGTTGCTAAAACCGGCGATAGAATGAGTGGCCAGCTCATAGCGCCTGCATTAGCCACAACCCCTGACGCAATACCGTGGGGGGCTGGGCCTTTTTCCGAACAATTGAACAATCAGGCGCCATTCTTTCAGCCTAATTGGCAGTGGCCTGTAACATCAGGCGGTGTTTATGTGCCAATAGTTAAAGGGGTGTCAACTCGACAAGGGCAAGGCTATCCAACTGCAGTGAGTTTTGGATATTTGCTCAGTGGTACGCCAAGCTTTGCACAAGCCTGCATCCATGCAAAGGGCGATAATACAGATGTAAATTGGCGATTTGACGCAAATGGCGGGAACTTTTATTGTCCAGGCGGAGTTTATGCAAATAATGCTATTTTTCATGTCGACGGTAATATTACCGGTAATATCTGGGGTGGGTATCTTAGTAACTGGCTGAATCAAAATATATCAAATGCGCAAAATAACGCTCAAAACTGGGCTTATCAAAATCTTGTCCAAAACGTCAGGCTCACTGGACGAATTAACCAGCCTGATACTGGGGGGCAAGTTAGAGCTCCTGACGGTTGCGTGTTTACTGGTATGTCTGGGGCCAACTATGACCCTTCAATTTGGGCGTCATATTCTTATGTGCAAGTTTTAATTAATGGTTCTTGGCGAAATATAGGGACTTCTTAATCATGGTTAAATTTGAAAATTTCACTATTTACAAACCTGAGTTTAAATCCACCGAAGAGGACGAGCCAGAATATAGGCCTGATATTCTTTACGCCAGAGATGAAAATGGGCGAGACTGGTACGATTGTCAGGCTGATTTTAGTTCTGACACGCTGAAGGTCATGTATGACGAGAATGGCGTTATCGTCTGCATATCTAAAGACGTCACAGCAATTTTCCCTCCTGGTTTCTCAGTAGCAGAGGTGGCGATTAGCGAAGCTCCTCCTGAAGCGTGCAACGATATGACATGGGTATATCGTGGCGGAAGGGTGATTAAGCGCATCTACAGCCCTGCTGAAAAGCGCAAGATGGTACAGGGGGAGAAAGAGCGTCGTATTGCGCGTGTTAACCAGGTTACGCAAACCCTCAATAGTAAGTTGCTATTGGGTATGGCTACCGATGAAGAGAAGGCCAAATTGCGTGTATGGATGGACTACGTTAATGAAATCGAGAAGATCAGCGATGACGCAGACCCTGAAAAAATCGTGTGGCCAGCGGAGCCAGAGGCACAATGATAAAAGCCGGGGATTACCCGGCTCATTAGTTTAAATCGACAGCGTGCGCCCCAGCGGCGCGCGCTCACACCACCTATCTTTATACGCCTCCGTCGGCTTGCCGAAGGAATAGCGCATCTCCTTTCCTTCCCGTTCGCATAACTCGTATGCGGCCCGAACGTTTAACCAGGTGACAATCGTCCCAGGGCAAAATCCATTATGTTCGCGGTCATATCCACCATTCACATAATCAAAGCAGATCCATTCCGGACTGTCTGCGCGAGTAATTAATTGAAAAGCACACGGCTTGCCGTTATAGAACAGCACAAAGCCGAATATCATTTCACGCAGTGACGTTATCATTTCCATCATTTGACGTTTGTTTCCGGGCTCATGACCCCAACGCTTGGCATACAGTTCAAAGTAAATGTCTACAATTTGAACGGGTGTCAATAACGCCTGGTCTACTACTTCGCCACCTGAATTCAGGAATTTTTTTAGCTCGCGGTTCCGACTGTTTTTTGTTGATGATGAATATCCACCTTTGCCGCAGGTTTTAGCCAGGCAAATTTCACGCTGACTATTAAGCGAAAACGTAGAGTTCAATGTTGAACGGCCGTTTAAGGATGACAGGATTTTAGAGCGATAAGGGATCACTGTTTTAACACTGCTGCTAATTGGCAAAATCATTTCGTCTTTGTTAAAAGGGAACATGTCAATCCCGATTTTTTTCGACTTACGTCCGACGATAGCGATCTCTTTTCTTCCATTGGTACACATACCGCCGAGCAGTGAGCCATTGGAATCTCGTTTGATGTAGTATTTATGGCGTAAGTTAAGTTGACGTTGCATAAATGATAAAACGTCAGGATGAGTTACAAAACTACCGCCATAAAGGCTATAACATGTTCTATATTCTTCTGCTGTGCCTATGCGCCAACCAGTCGCATAAGAAATAAATTTCCGTATCATAAATTAGTTAGTTTCCTATATTTTACTGCGCTATTATATGATAAGTGGCCTGTGATTTTGAAGGGGGTGAGTCACAGAATTTGTAAGATCCCCGTAGATACTGCCGTCGCAATGGGGGAGTAGGCTAGATATCCCACGTCGTTGAACCTTAGAGCGTGCAGTTGTGGTGGCTTAACTCGCAGCACTCACCAGATGATGCTCTAGATTAGGCGATTCGTGTCGTTGAGTATTGAACATGTGAAGCACAGTACTAATCTTGTACACTTCACTGATCTTTCATGCACTAGAGGGAATGGAAATGAAAAACGGTTGTACGGTATTATTACTTTCTTTTTTTATTGTTAGTTGTAGTGCCTGGGAGCGAGGTCAAGCAAAGACTGTAGAACAGAAGCGTGATTTTTTACTAAAAAATGGCCCGCAGTTTGTCCCTGGGTATCTTTCTAAGACGCCACTCAGTATCTATGAACTGAGAAAACAAGTGGTTAATGGCGGGGGTGAGACAAAAGAATTCCTACATCAGTTGGTAGATGAATGTTATACGTCACATCTCGATTACTGCACTGTTGAGAAATATTTCGTTGCGAAAGAGAAGATAGATAAGGAAAAGGAAAGGAAAAATAAAGTTCCAGTGAAAAAAGGGGCGCTTTTTTACTGTAAAGTGAAAATTCATCATGAATTGGGGCCAGTTGATAGCACCAATATACGAGTTGGTGTAAAAGATAACATAGATACCGTTGGTTTCATTTTTCCTAACGGATATCAAATTATCTCTCCCAAATTGGAGGTGGTAGACTTAGCATCAGGTGATAGATATGGAAGGTCTTCGGATGGGACTAAAGAGGTTGGTGCTAGTTATGATGGCAGCAACTACTCTATTACATTGTTTGATGAATATGAGGTGAGAAAATTTAATGGGGCTGCGATTACGCATACTTCAAAGTTAGATATTTCAGGAAGAATTGATGCGTGGGATTGCAAAGAGGTAAAATAACCACCCATAAAAAATCGTTAGGACATTCATATGTGACTGAATGAAGAACGTGCAGTATTTATAGCCAATGAGATCTGTGATGCTGCTTTGGTGCGAGAGAAGAATTAATGATGACCGGTCATGTTTTCTGCTCTTATGATGATTTGGGAGAGGTGTGCAGGATTTTGCGGTATAAAATCGCTCGAACTTTTCCCGAATCGAACCGAGATTCTTGATAACTATTTGAATGCAAAAGACGGTTAACGAAGGTGTTTTTGATGGCTTTATAATCCATGCCTGAGTTATCTACATGAAAATATTGGATTTATTTATTTTCGGTCGATTAAAGGAATCGTATTCGGTCTTTTTTTGTGTAATTGATTTATAAGTATTCTTTTCTGAAAAATCGAAATCACTCGAAATTTACTCGAATTTTGATATTCGGTCTTTTGCAGCATGACGTCCGCCTTCCCCCCTCGTGTTGAGATATTTCAACGTCATCGTTTCTGATGAATGCCCCAGCAGTTTTTGCGCAAAGTCTTTCCCTCTTGCCTTGGGCATATTGACCAATACTTTCAGAACGCGACCAGCAACACCACGTTAGCCCTAAACTACCCAGAGGCTGTAGCTGGCGCGCTAAGGTGTTTCGAGCCAGGGGGGATGTTGATACGTGCCACCAAGTGTATATGCCGTACAACTCGATGGTTGAACACAGGCGCTATGCATTCGGCGATCCGCTGGTGTTCTCTGCATGGAAGGCTTATTGATGAAGATGGCCGGCGCATGCCAGCCTAATACAACCATCGGCCCGCTTTTGCCGATTCAGCAAACATTCTGACGGTTAGAGGTTTTCTGGTCTTATTTACATCTGCTTTTTTATATTTAAACCAGCGCTCACGGAGGGACAAATTTTCCCATGGGTAATAGATAGACATATCGATGATAGAGACGTCAACGCCGAACTTTTTATCGTAGTCATTAATTGCATATGGCAGTTCATCACCTTCGGCGTAGTCTTGGAGTGGGGTATCCAATTCTAGGTGTTCGACTTTTCCTGCCCAAGATACTGGCGTGGAGAGTTCATCTCGGAAAAACGCCAAAACTTCCTCGTCAGTTACCATAATTTATCATTACCCCTTGCCATGCTGTTGTACCTGGTCACAGAACGAAATGCTATTTCTGTTATATCTTTGGCAATAATTATCCAACCAACGACGGGCACTGCGCGTCCGACAAATGTTCCCATCTTTCGCGTAAGGATGATCCGCATAGTGGATGGGGGATACCCACCTACTACAGATGGTAATTTCACATTGCCAGGGAACGTTTTTTTTCCGAATATCTTGCGAGCGCCTCGAGATGCATATGATGTATCTTTGATGTTCCCTCTAAATTTGCCACGTGTTTTTGAAACGTTTAAACCTGACACAACAGCAACAATAGCCCCCAAATCCTCGATACCTAACTGGTGCGCCGTCTCTTCACAGAAGACCATGAAGAGCATTTCACTGGCGCTTAGATTAGTACGGCCTGCATAAAAATAGGTTCCGCCTAACTCTTCAATTGTATCCACAACTTTTCCTTGTCAATTGGGATAGGTTAACATAACGGAGAGTGGGAGGGGGTTCAATGCTTGCCCTGTGCGGTTACTAGAACGAGGATCACACTTTTGGATCTGGCGAGAGATGTCATGGATAGTAGCGACGACCGGTTACCTATATTTGGCGGCAAAAACCAACCGAATTTTTCCCGAGCGGAATCGAGATTATTGATAACTATTTGAATCTAAAGGACGGTTAACGAAGTTGTTGGCGGTGGATTTTAATGTGGGTTGTTATGTAATTCATTGATATATATGTTTTTACTTTATTTTCGGCTAAGGGGATCTTATACGGTCATTTTTTGTGATTACTTTATAAGTATTTTTTCTTGGGTGTCGAAATTACTCGAAATTTGATATTCGGTCTTTTACAGCATTACTTACTCTTTCCCCTCGTGTTGAGATATTTCGGTGTCATCATTTCCGATGTATGCCCCAGCAACTTTTGAGCAAATGCCTTGTCGTTTTGCTTTTCATACAGGCGACCGGACAGGCTTCGGATCTCGAGGAATGTTGGCGGGCGTTCCTGAAATTCCAAACCTGATGCTTTCCGTGCGGCGACAAACTTTTTCGTTAATAACCCGTTGGGATGGATCGAACCATTCGGGCTGTTTTTCCTGATACCGGCGCTGATCATGAAATCTGTCGTGCTGACCAAGCGGCAGCGATCGATCACATCACCGGGATGCAAGCCAACGCACTTCAGTTCCAAATCGAAGGGGAGTGAAATTAGGTCGCCAGCCTTACGCTGCTATTCATGAATCATAGCCGTCACTCGTCGGTCTGATAACATCAATAACCTCGTAGCTTTTTGATGAGGGTGTCGCCGAGCCAGCAAATGATACAAAATATTGCTATTGTCGATAAAATGGCAACGACGCGCTGAGTTATCGTGTCGAAGCTAAAGAAAAAATAGATACACAATAGAAACCCAATTCCCCCGATTAACTGATAGAAAAATTCAAAGAAAAAAGAGAGTATGCGTATATGGATGCTGTCTTTTCTCATTTCATTTATCTCTGTGTTGTTCAC